TCTGACAATTTAGATTTGGTCTTTACAATATCATGGGTAGTAGAAAGAGTGCAGTCGGCTGATTTGATTGAAGCGAAAGTTGTAGAAGTTCCATTGAAAGATATGTCTACAATTCAAGCAAAGGTAGAAGATGTTTTGAGAACACTAGGTAAAGATGTCTCTACTCCTTTGATAGATTGTACATTTGAAGCAATCACTAACAGTAAATCAGAATGCACCCCCGAGACAATCGGTAAGTTGCGTGAGATGAAAAACTCAAAGAGAGAAGTCTCAGATGAGGAGGATGAAGAAGAATGACGGAAGAAGAAAAAACAGTTGGTGGTAAAACACTAGTAGAATATGATGTTAGAGTTGCAGAGGGAATACTTTGGTGGGATAACTATGTTGCAGAAAGAAACCACTATTGGAGAAATAAGAATGAAGTTGCCATTGGTTGTGCTTTAGACCCTAAGAATCCCTTAACATCAGAGAGGAGATATGTATGACAGTAGATGTTACACTAGTAGCCACTAGAGTTTGTACTAAGTGGGAACACAAGTTACCACTAAAGAGTTGTTTAGTTTGCCAAATGAATAAATTGAAACAGGAGGCTAAAAACTAAGGCGATAAACCCGTAAGTCCTATATGGCAGGGTATTGCAAAGCAATACCATATGGTTGGAAATTGCTTTGCAATTTAATGAAATGACAACCTTATACCCAATGAAGTACTTGAGAGTGCTTCGGGGGTATGAAGTATCAGCAACACATTGGAGTTGATTTAATATGAAGAAAGAAAATTGGATAGCAAACACAAATCGAGTTTTGGCTTGGTTAGAGATTGAAGACAGAGGAGAAGCGGCAGAATTGATACAAATGAGTATCACACTTGGTAACAAATCCAAGAGTGAAGAAATGCTCACAAACTATTGGACTGCTATTAGAAACATTGGAAGTGAATTTGAAGACTTCCCAAAAGCGAGAGTGGGTCAGAACGATGTTCTAGACACACAATCAAGAGTCCATGCGGATTCTGTTCATCAGAATCTCATGAATGTCTTTGCCACTATTGGTGAGGATGAATTGGTTTTGACTACTGTTCTACCGCACGGTAGGACTGGTGGTGTATATGACTCAATGCAGTCATTTGCGAAGGTAATTGCTGATAAGGCAGTTAGAGATTTAGTTACCGCTTACAAAGAGAAGCGTTGGACTGGTGAAATGAACGGTAATGTACCGGTAGTTGAGCCTAGACCCTTAAACACTAAGACTGAAGACGGAGGGTCTGAAGAAGTCTGATACGGATTACCCCCGTTGCGCCTTAATTGGCAAGGTGGCAAAGCCAACCATATGGTAATAACTTTGAGGTTGCCCCGAAGGGTTTTTTGGATTAATGGAGCCAAACTTGCTTCTCATATCCTCCTGTGTCTCTATTGAAGTGCATCAAATAGACATTTGTGGTGTGCCAAGCATCCCATTCAGAGATAGCCTTTTTCATTGCAATTAGTGTCGAGGTTAGTGCTTGAGTTAATCCTGTGACATAAATCTCTAATGTCAAAACCATACCTTGACTTTCTCTCTCGTTTAGGAAAACGCCTTCGATGAAGTTGAAACAATGTCTCTCCATCGTGGTAAAGTCATTCGGGTCGTTTATCTGATTTGGGAAGATGAATTGAGTCACCTTTTCCCCATCATTGCTTGTTATTTCGTGTCGGCCTTCTACTAGTCCTAGTCTTACTATTGACATACCATTGAATACTAAACTCATACTAGTCTGAGTAACTCAAAGCGTTACCATATGGTAGGGAGACTTTGCGTACTACCTTATCTATACGATGTTATATTTGGCTTTGATGCAAAAGAGACATTATGAGGCAATTGCCGAAATACTGAAAGACGCAAAAAGCACAATATCAAACGAAATAGAATACGGGGAGTTATGCACCCACTTCGCTCTGAACCTACAAGAGCGAAACTCTAACTTCAAACTTCATGTATTCATGGCGCACATATTCGGAGATGAGTAAATGACAACCTACAAAGTAGTGCGATTTTATTTTGAAGGCGGTAATAGAGTAATCAAACGAGGGCTAACACTGGAAGAGGCTCAAAGCCACTGCCGAGACCCTAAAACTAGCGGCGACGGATGGTTCGACGGCTACACAGAAGAATAAACGGCTTTGCCGCCCTACGGGGTAATCCAAAGCATTACCATATGGTAGTATCACTTTGGACTCAGATACATACCCTAATAGGGATATACACTGAGATAGTTGAGGTAATACCTTATGGATAGCATAGAAGTTATTGAGAATGCAAGCAGTTATTCGTCAATCATATTGCATGTTTGTCGAACAGGAAAGAAGGAACAATACTACACATTGTATGTAGAGGGAGTAACAGTTGGGAAGTACGGTGCAAACTACTTCCAAAGATACCAACAGAACCTATCATACAAACTGGAAGTAGCAATGGAGAAAGCAGAAAACAAAAAGCAAGAGTACATTGATAGTAACTTTTGGCATACTGTTGAAGTCCAATACCATGATTCACCGAGAATGGTGTACAATAGAATGGAAGCATTTGGAACCACATTTACCACTTCAAAAAGTGGCACTACTATGTGGGCTAGAGCAACTCCGGAGTTTTGGGAATTGTGGAAGACTAACAAACAGGAGATTAAAGACGCTGGCTTTTGGGTCAAGAAGTTTGATTATGACTGGCGTGTATTCTGTAAAGTGGAGGCTAAATTCGATTACAGTTGAAGCCAAATTAAAAAACCGTAAGGTTTCCCTTCGGGGTTTAAGTGCAAAGCACAACCATATGGCTTTGTTCTAAATTTTTTATTTCATATAATTCAAAGCATAATGCTCGAAGTATAACATTTAATGTCTAATTTGCCCATTATAAATGCCCTAATTAAGCAACTACTTACTAAGCGTTAAAGTTATATGATTAGCGACTTTACGGCTTACTATTACGGACTTTGCGTAGACAAAACAACCAAATACTAGGTAATATTAAATGAATTATAATCCTACATTATACTATAAACTAACAAATAAAAGAACATTTTAACTTAAACATCAATTAAAACGGGGCGAAATTATAATGATTAAAGCACAAACCTTTGAAGTTTATACTTTAATGCTGGGAATACAAAGCATAAAAATTAAAGCCGGACGCAAGTGCCAAATAAATTCCGCCACATTTTTTGAGAAATTTTAAGGTGATAGCATGACATGGAAAGATATACTAAAGGAAATTTATCCTAAAGGAGAAGAACCAAGAGGGTATAAAAGAAGTCAAGAATTGAAAAGAATGGCCTATAAAATTATGAAAGATAGGTATGGGGAAAAGGAGTTTAGATTAACAAGCCCAAGAAAGCATAGTCCAAAAATGAGAGGGGAATATGAGTATTTGATTGAATTATTGAGAGGCGGTATGTCACCTGCTATGGCGGCTAAACAACCCTATGTTCCTAAACCACGCACACCTATTGAGGAAGATGATGCAGGAGAAGGATGGGAAAGGTGATATTATGACATGGAAAAATAATATTAGAAAAGCACAAAGGGTGTATGTTGTAGTAAAAAGAGGGCCATACTATAGTCCTAAAGACTTAGATTTGTATGTTTTTGATGATGAAGAAAAGGCAGAAGAAAGATTGAAAAAAATAACTTCATATAATGAAGATGGTAGTATAGATGACGGTAGTGGAGCGAGGACTAGAGGAGAGGCGTATATTTTTGAAACTAATATGAATGCTGATTTCTCAGACTCACCTAGATTACTAACGCCAATTCCACGAAAGAAGGATGATTAACATGACATGGAAAAACGAGATAAGAAAAGAAGATGAAGACGACTACGACTATAGAAACTACAACCCAACAGACAGTGTTGAAAGTATGGTTGAAACAATACAAGACTTGTGCGAGCAAATTGATTATGAGTCTGAGGGCAGTAATGCGCTTGAAAAGCCCAAAATGTTGGCATATTGTATTGATAAGTTAAACGATATTTTAGAACGCATACGAGGCTACTGAAAAAAAATCCGCCGCAATTTTTTTTGGAGAAATTAATATGTCATGGAAAGTAATATTGAAAGCAGATAGACAATTAATAGATATGGAATATATTAGTGAGGTATTCGGTAATTATATCACCCATCATGTAGCAAGCACATTAGGTGCAAGATTATCGCTATATGGTAGAACAAATGGCCCACTTATTGTTAGGGAAACTGATGATAGTTATGCAGATACTTTCCGTGACGAACAACTTCAAAGCATACTAAATGATTTTACTTTGGAAATATCTTCTTATGGTGATGCTAAGATAGATAACAAATCTTTCAGTGGTAGTTTTGAAGGCAAGTTTGTATTAGGTGATAGGAGTAGTCCTGTTCTAGAAAAGCACCATGAGTTGATAGAGAAAATACCCTTTGATGTAACTTATTCCGGTGAATGGGCTAAACCATATCAAGTGGCAAAGTTGAGTAAAAATCAAGGCGTTAGGAATTTCAAGATACAGACTAGTAATATGTTAGAAGGTCTGCAAAAAGTAGCGGCAATTCCAATTAAAGATACAGAAGAAGATGGGTCTTTTGAGATAGAAGTAAGTGATAATGCTCGAAGAACATACAGTAGTCTTAAATTTGGATTTAATTCCTTTAGAGATATGATGAGGTCTTTTGAATTTGGTGAAGACGAAGTTGTATTGGGAGATTTGAGAGGTGGGGCGCATAATGACCCTAACTTTGGAAGAGGAAGAGAAGATAAAAGGTATTTCCCTACTGACTATTCGCCTCTTATGCAAGATAAGGATAGAGCAACTGATAAGAGTAAAGGACAAGCGTGGAGAAGCGTTTTGTATTCCGGTAAAAAGGGAGATACAGAAAAAAGGTATAAACAGTATATAGAAATTCTAGGTGGTAGGCCTCCAAGTGTAAGAGAATTGGCGGTAATGCAATCGGGAGAAAGGACTCCAACATTAGAGGATGTCTATATTGATGATGAAGTGCTGACCGAAGAACAATTTGATAAGGTGCTGGCGAAAGTTGGAATTACTAAACAGGATTTGAAAACCTACAAACTATATGAGGGCGGAGAAGCCTTTGAGTTAAACTTACTTTTAGATATGGGATTCGGTGAAATATACGCTTACATTAGTGACGAAGGCGGAGAAATAATGGTAGAGGGTAACTTTACGCCGATTCCATTGAACGAATATCTTGAATTGGATGATTCTGAATACAGAAAGGTAAATGAGAAATTAAAGGATATTAAACAGATACTGCCTAGCAGTAAAGGAAATGGCTTTATGAAACTTCTAAGGATGGCAAACTCGGTAAAAGAACTAAAACGAGAGTGATTTAATATGGCTTCAAAATTGAAAGTTAGTCAAGATACTGCCGACAAAGCATTTGCTAAAATGCCGTTGGATGATGTATTTGATTTAGACTATGCAATTTACAAAGAATATTTTGAGGCATTACAATCCAAAGAAACTAATCCTAGAATTAGGTCTGCTTTAACTAGAGACTTTAATCAGAATAAAGGTAGGATTTCTAATAAAATTAGACGCACTTTCAAAGGTGCGGCACAAAGAGCAGGATATAGAGTTAGGCTAGATGGTAGATTTGACAAAACTTTAGGTTCGGCTATGGATGTACTAAGGAGGAAAAAAGAATGACATGGGATTATTATAACATAGAAAAAGAAGAACCTAGAGGAAAGCATAAGCGTATGGGAGAATTATTGGGCGGTATGGGTATGAGAATTACTATTGATGCTCTTGCCGGAAAAGAACAACTTTACCGAAGACTGAAAAGTGACGAGGCAAAAAGTTTGGCTAATTTTTTACAGGAGGCTAGAAATACCGCATTAGAATTAATGACTAAAATTAATGATGCAAATAGATATTATGAAGAAAATAAAGATGTGATTGATTCAGATTACAACAAAAATGCCCCTTTCCCACATGATAGAAAAAAAAGTGATTGATATGACAAGATGCACCTTACTCGATACTTGGTTTGATGCTAAGTCTAAGGAATTAGATAAGGCAGAAAAAGAAAAGAAAAAGGATTTGATTACAGGTGAGAAGAAATGACTTGGCAAGATATAATGAAAAAGAAAAAGGGTACACCTTTTCCTAAAAAAATATACAAGAATGGCAAAACCTATGATTATGTCAGTCAGAAAAAAGGTAGAGGTACTTATAGAGTAAATAAAAGATTTAGGTTAAATTATCCTAATAGAGATAAGTCCAAAGATATAGTCAAAGTTTGGAAAGAAGATGCTCTTAGAATGGCAAGGTGATTAAATGAATTGGCAAAACATATTGAAAAGGGAAGCGTATCAACCTAAGAGCGCAACAAGGTTAGCAATTATTTACCTTGAAGATGAATTAAACAATACTTATGATGGTGCTTTTGCAGGTAGGGGTTTTATACGACATGCACTAGAATTAATCGCTGATGCTATGAAAGAAGGTAAATCTGATGAAGAAATTAGAAACCTGTTAAATGAAAAAATACCGGATAGATTAGAAAGAGATAGGGTCTTCCTAGAAAGACTTGAATCACATGGATTTAATTTCAAAGATATTAATTTCTCAGAAGTAATTAAAGAGTCTTTAGACCCCGAAATAGAATACTTATCACATTTGAGGGGATAATTATGAATTGGTTCGGTCTTTTGAAGATAGACCCAAAGGCTACTTCTATAATTTATACTTTACTTACATCGGGCAATCAAGCAAGCAAGGCTTTTTTATCCCCAATTGTAGACATTTCAGTACAAAAAATCATGGAAGGTAAAAGCGATAAAGAAATTGTAAATAATATGGTGAATTTTATTTTACCGGAATTAGTTGCTACTTTCGACCCAGTAATGGATGCTTCTGAAAGATTCGATTTTGCCATTTCTCATATTGATTATGAAAAACTAAGACCCGCAATATTGAACATTATTCAACAGATAAGACAACAGGTGGAACAATGAAGTGGCAAGAAATTGTTAAACAATATACCGATTCTCTAGGTAAGTCTAGTATTAGAGAAGTCACTAATGCTATTACTAGTATTAGAGATGTTCTTCCCGATATAGAAGAACATGTTAGAAAATACACAGATGGGGATTCTCCGGACTTGGAAACGCTAGTAAAAGACCTTGAAGAGTTTTCAAATAGTGCAAATATTTTAGTTAGAGCAGGACAAAAGATGGCTAGAAGTCTAAAAGATTCATAAGGGGTAGGTTTATGAAATGGAGACAAGTGCTTAGAAAGGAAGCCGTAGCAGTTACCACCACTTCAAGACCTAGTTTATTTCGCACGGCATATTCAAAAAGAAAGAAGAAGGATGATGAAGATGGCGAGAAAGAAGAAAGTGCATAGTGTGGATGGTAATTCGTTTGAGCAAGATTTTTTCAATCTCAAATTTATTCAAGAATACATGGACTGGAAAGACAATGTTCAAGGTATTAGTGGAGAATCTATTGGTGTAAAAAACATACCAACACTTTGGGATTTTCTAATTGTGCATATTATTGATGACAATGTTAGGTCTACTTCTGTAAATAGAAAGGAAGGTAGAATAGGAGAAGGTGGAATAGAAGCACTAACTGCTATTGAAGAAATCATACAGGAAGGGGTTTTAACTAAACTAGATATTCAAAATATTAAGAACTTAGCGGCAGATTTGAAGGATTTGCAAAACAGTACTCTTGACCCCAAGTTGATAGTATTCACAGAAAAGACCTATGACAAGGCTGGTAATGTCAAAGGTGAAAGAGATTTGGCCGGACACTATAGAACGCCGGAATATGTCAAGAGGAGAAATAAGGCAGGGAAAGGAGACGGCATACCTGCGGTAACTTCCGGTTGGTATCTAGGTGGAGGTAATCCCCCTAGTTTCGCTTTGTTTGGTGGGAATGCTAAATATGCAAGTCCTAGAAGTCTACTAGAAATTATGGAAGATATTAGCGATAGTGCTGGAAGAGAAGGTAGAGGGTTTGGAATAGAAAACTTAGAAATTAAAAATATTAAGGGTTCTAATCAAGCAGAGAGAATGGCCGGTATTCGTTCTATTGAAGTGTTCTTTGATAAGGCTATCAAAAATAAAGCCTATTGGAAAGGTGGAAGATTGTTAGTTAAGAAACTACTATCTGCATTTAATGCAGAAGTTTTCAGAGTAACTCCTAGAGAAGAAACTACTGTTAGGAGACTATCGGGATTAGGCACTGGTGAAAAGTCAATAGCAGGTTCTATCAGAGAAGTTAAGTTTGAAGTGGGGCAAGTTTCTGCTAAACCTATTATTGATATGGTAAATGCGGCACTAGTTAGAGCCGGTACTAACAAAGCGGCTGATGGATATAGGGCTTGGCAAAATGCTTCACGAACAGGATTCGATTATCGTAAGACTAGAAGAGAAGTCTATGGTGAAGGTACTCAAAGTCCGGATTCAAAACTTATCTCTAAGAAGTGGACAGATTATTTGAAGGTGTAAATATGGTAACTAGAAAGCGTTGTGGATTTTGCCAACATGAAGATAGGGCAGAATTAGAGCGAATGCTTGAGTCTAGAGAAGTAACTTGTGATGAGTTAGACGAAAGATATAGTTGGAGAAGCGGTACTGCGGCCCAACATCAAAGAAACCATATGGGAGATTTTGAAATGTCTTCTAATCCTAAGTGTAAGTTATGCACAGACCCTATGAGAAAACACTACGAAACCGCAATACATTCGGGAGAGATTAGTAGTGAACATGTGGCTCAAGCACTAGATACCACTAAGGCTCAGATTCAAAGACATATGAAGCACCATCTAACTCCTATCGTTCAAGAGAGTGCGGCTATGATGATAGCACAGAAGGAGATTAGTGAAGTTGATTTGCTTTCTAACAATGTTCAAAAATTAGACATGAGATTAGAGCAAGTGTTTAATGAGTTGGGTAATGACCTAGACCCTAAGATGATTGATGCACTTACTAAGTTAGCGAGAGAAATTAGAGAGTCGCTAAAATATCTTATGGAGTTTAAGGGTAAGTTGGTTCACAAGAGACAAGACACAATTATTGTTGCACAAATGCAAATTGTTCAAGAAGTGTTAGCACAGAATAATCCTGAGATTTGGTTAGATATTAAGAAAAGAATGCAGGAGAGATTACAATGAGTTGGGAAAAACTGCTAAAAAACGACTTCAAAGAAATTGATTCTTTCATAAAAAATATGAAGATGCTAAATCTTGCGGCACAACAAGAATCCAAAAAATTTGAAACTGAACCATCACTAGAAATGCAGAGATTGTATAATGCTATTTCAGAAATGGGGTGGGCGATTATCGCTCTAGAAGAAATGAGAAAAAGACAGGAGCAATTACAATGACTGATATTAACAAGAGATACCCGATGAGAGAACATCGTGCTACTATAAGAAGAAAAAGGCGAGAAGCAGAAAAGAGACGCAAGGCCAATCTTCCTAGTCTTATTGAAGAGTATAAGGGAATAATAGCAATGGTAAGAGAGATGAGAAACCAGCCCGAATACGCTGAAAAAAGAGAAAATCTAAATAGAATCTTAGATACATTTTCAGAAGGTCTTAGAAAATTAAAGGAGGAATTACAATGAGTTGGGAAGATGCGATAAAGAAATCACGATTCAAAGTGGCTTTTCCAAATACTAGATTTGACTATCTCAAGAGTCATGTAGTAGATGGTAAAGAAGTTATAGCGAGAGTTTATTCTAGTAAGGAAGATGCTTTAAGAGGAATTGGTTATCCCAACGGCGAATTATACTATTTCTTAGAAGAAAATATTGATTATTCTATTCAAAAACTAGAACCGGCACACAAAGATGAAAAAGGTAATGTGTATGAGTGGTATATTGTTTTAGAGAGAAGTAAATAGGAGAGATTACAATGAGTTGGGAAGATATAATCAAAGAAAGTCCATACTTTACAAAGAATAAATTAAGGGCATTACTAGAACTTCTACTAAGTGATAACTACAATGATACTGAAAAAGTAAATCAAGCAATTGGTTTTGTTAATGGTATGCTAAAAAGATTTGATTGAGGTGAGTGCATGGCAGTACAACCCAATAGAAAAGAAAAGTTAGCGTTTATTCTTTACCATGATAGTAAGACTAATCGGTTAGTCGAGACTCTAAAAAGCCAAAAACTTACTCCATCATTCGCTACTTTAGTCTCAAGCATTCAAGACGGTAGGCTAACTTTGGAATCTATTCTCAATTCTTTTCCTAATCCCGACTTTCCCGTTGAACAGGCACAAGCCAATCTCGATAAAATTATGGATGCGGCTTCTAAGACTGAAAGAGTACAAGAAGAGAGGCCCAAATATAGAGATGATTTGTTAGAGGAAACTCTGTTAGAAGCAATTGACTTAGGATTGAAAGTAAATAATCCTGCAATAGAAACGACAGACGCTGACGCTAATAAATTAGATGAGTTAAGACAGAAAATTCAAGAATTATTGCCTAAAAGTGAAAGACAAAAACGAAAAAAGACGAAAACCAAAACCCTACTAGGTTTTTTTAACCGACTTTTCGACAAATTCACACTAACCTTCAATAATATTCCAGAAAATAAAGAGGATTTTCACAAAATTCTACAAAAAGTTGCAGAAATACCCATAGAAGAGAAGGTAATTGACGGGAAAAAACTAACTTTGTACTTAGGAAGGGTCACTGGAGACAAAATTTTGACTAATTTTGATGATGCCAATGAATTTTTGCAATTTTTAGACAAAAATGCAGAAAAAGGTAAGGAAATTCGTGAAAGTTTAGCGCAATTTGAGCCAAACATAGGTAAATTTGTTGCGGCAAAGACAAAAAAGAAGAAAAGAAAGCAAGTTAGTAAAGAAATCTTAGAAAATCTAGTTGCAGAGGGCGTATCTTTTACCGCTTCTAGAATAACTACCTTCGATGATGTTCAAAATTACTTAGATGCTATAGAAAAGGTTCCATATGACATTACTCCTCTTATTCCTAGAACATTAAGTGTCACAAAAGGAGAAAGAACTAACCTTCCACCCACATTTTTCTTAACTAGAGAGTCGGCTAGGAGCGCAAAGACGGGAAGAGGACAAAAAAGCCTAGTTTTGAATCCGTATGTTAGAGTTTTACTACAAAGTACCTTTACTCAAGCAGATTGGTTCAGTACTTACTTCGATAATGTTAGAGTTACAGAAATTGTACAGAAGAATCTAGCCGAATTGATGGTTTTAGATGATATTTATGATATGATTAAATTAAATAAAGAAAGTAAGTATGGTTTTGAAAGGACTAGGTTTGGTAGGCTTAGTTTAGGCGAAAATAGAGAAGCGGCTAGAGTTAAGATACGAAAAGTCATAAATGAAGATGAAAGATTAGGGGATGCCTTTGGAGCGCAGGAGAGAAACCTAAGAGCCAATCTACTTACTGAATTACAAGCAGATTTCTTGATAGATGAGGCATATGAGTTACAGAAACTTTGGGAAAGTAACGAAGATATATCCGATTTTGAAGGAGATTTAGAAGTAATTCCTAAAGATAATAAATATGCTACTATCAAAGTAGGTGGGAATGAAGTTAATTATCAAGAACTAGTAGAATTGTTAAAAGACTATGAAGTTTCATATAAACCATCTAATTTTAGACAATTAATACAGAATACAATTAGAAATGACCTAGATGAAAACAAGTTTGTACAATATATTCTATCTTTGAGTAAAGAAGAGTTAGAAAATATTGTAAAAGGTGAAATTGATGACAGTGTTAAGGTCATGGATAAACTCAACCCTAAAAATAGTTTAATTTTCTTATCTACTGTAAGTGAAAGAATGACAGGTGAAAATAAAAACCTAGTTTCCGATGCTTTAGAAGAAATTGCAAAGGATAAATACAGTGTTGCTGAAAAACAAGAAAAAGCGGCAGAATTAAGCGATAAAATGCTAGGTTTCCTAAGAGATTTGCAAAATACGGTCTATTCTGCATTCCAAAGAGAGTTAGAAGATTTCTCAACAAACTATATTAGGATTGCCGGAAGACAACCCGATAAAGCGATAAGAGCCATTAGGTCGTTTATCGCTAAAGGCTTACTAAGTGGCGGTGGTAGATATGGACTATGAGACTGAGATTGTAGACATGCTAAAGATAACACCGAAAGCCCAATTGGTTAGTAAGATTAAGGGAATTAGAGATAGATATAGACAACATCTAGAAAGAGAGTTTGAAAATGACCCTAATTCCGAAACTAAAGTTAAGGAAGGACTCAAAAAACTCGCTGATTTTTACAGGTCTAGAAAAGAAATGTACACCGGTATGATGGGTGGAAGAAGAGTACTTGATAAGATTCTAAGAATGGGAGTTACTGATGAAACAGGTCTTAGGTATGATGTTATTGATTTGACTAATACTAGATTAGGTAAAGTCAAAATTACAGGCACTGTTAATCAAGAAATACTCACTCCGGATTACAAAAAGACATTCGATGCTTATGCAGATACTTTAGAAGATGATAAGAAGGCAAATCTAAAAGCAAATCTTACTAAGATTAAAAGAACCATAAATCTCTCTAAGAAAAAGACAGTAAGGAATGTTAGAACCAAGACTATTTCAACAGATATTCGTAAGTATTTGGGTGCTACTGATTTATCTAAACATGAGGTTAGAGAATCTATTTACGATTATTGGGAAGGTATTGCTGGAAGATATACTGCCTTTGAACAAGCCTTAGAAAAAGTGTTTAGTCTTGCTAAGACTGATAATTTTGAAATACAACAAGAGTCACCAAAAGAAAATGATACGGCAGAAAGTTTCTATACTGAAATAAAAAATCCTTTCAAAGAAAAGATGGCAGAATTAGAAAGAAGGTATGGGAATGCTAATCTAGAGTATATCTTTGACTTTACAAAGATGGAAGTGCCTGTAACAGAAGACCCTAAGAATAGATTAGTACAGGCTTTAGATAGAATTATCATGGCAAATAATTTGTATCGCAATGAGCAAAAACTAATTCAAGAATATCAAGATGATGAAAGCACTGAGGGAGCAATGAGGACTTGGGAAGCAGATTTGATAGAGGAAGCCGAAAATAAAATAGAGGCTTCTAAAAGAGAACAGTCCGGCATAGATTCAATGGAAGATACAAAATTCAAAACAGAAGATGATAATGAAATTGACAGTTTTGGTGCAGATATTGAAACGGCTAAGGTAGACCCCCTACTAGCCTTTGAACTTATTAGGGGAAAGAAACTATTGGCTTTAGATGAGGAAAGTCAAACTTATCTTAGAGAAACCATCAAGGCGTATAGAGACGAAGAAGTTGATATAGATTTGAAAACTACTTTGAACCAATTGTTCTCGGAAGTTAGAGATACTTTGATTATGGAAAAAGATAAGTTTATTTTACCTATATCAGTTTTAGAAAATGCAGAGTTTCAAAAATTTGCAAGAACTGATAAAGTAAAAAGTGCTAACAAAAAAGAAGATTTGAATGTAGTTATCGAAGCATTAGGCGGTAAGAAAAAACCAAGACCTGTAGTAGAGATATTGAATGACTTCTTTGATGAACTGCATACTGCAATTAGTGATAGAAGATTTGGTTTTGCTGGAGGTGTTAGAGCCACCGGCAGAGGAGGAACTTTAGGAGGGGCAATGCCCCCTAGAAGTGATGCAAGGAATACTCCTATGCAAAGGCTGATAGAAGAACCCAAAAGACAAGTGCCTGTAAATGTTCAGAGCCGAGGAAAAATGAAACAAGCATCGAAGGAGTTTTTAGAGGCTATTAAAGAAATGCTAGAAGCCTTTGATAACTATTATGTCTCTCCTTTGTATGCTGGAAAATTACCAATAGAACTTCCTTCATATGCAAATAAAAGTGGGGCTAGAGCATTAACTACCTATCTGAGACAGATGGGAGGAATCACTGTAAAGGGCAGTCTTTATGAAAAATTATCTACTAGGGGAAGGGCTTCAGTTAGTGCTACTACTCTAAAGGATATAGCAGACTTCTTAATTAAGTTTAGAAGCCCTAATGTCAAAGTAACTAAAACTCTAATAAAAGAGGCAATGGAATGTTCAGATGGTCTTACCGCTTTATTCAACAATAGAGAAGAAAACAGAAACTATTGTGCGGCAGTATTGATGCACTTTATGGAAGAAACTGAGAACTTTGAATTGCAGGGTGAGGACTTTTTCGGCAGGACAATTAAATCTAGAAGTAAGGACTTTGAAAAATCTTATGAAGCAAATAAACCTATTCCGGCATTTGCTTTACCATACTTCTTAGACCAACAGCAGTCTCTACTAACTAAAACTTCTGCAAAGAGAAAGCAATACAATAGGTTGTTTAGCATTGTTCAACAAGTAGAGGATGATTTACCGATTCATCTGCTAAAACTATTGAAAGCCCATGATGAAATAAGAAAGGCTCTAGGAAAGAAAGTCATATATGGTTTCCTACCTAGAAACTTTGATGGTTACGAGACTCTTGTAGATAAGATGTACAAGGATGAGCAAATTGACCTAAGCCATTTAGAAGTAGATAATATAATTAAATCAGAAGATGCTCATTCAAATATTTCTAAAGAATATGGTATTACACAAGAACAGGTATATTTAATCAAAGCAAACTTTAGGTGATAATATGAAGTGGGAAGAAGTTTTGAAAAAGAAAAAGAAAAAGTCTACTGTAAATCAAGCAGGTAATTATACTAAACCTAAAATGAGAAAGAGAATATTTCAACGAATAAAAGCGGGAAATAAGGGTGGTGCGGCAGGTCAATGGTCTGCAAGAAAAGCACAGATGTTGGCTCAAGCGTATAAGAGGGCTGGTGGGGGCTATCGTGATTAATTGGCGTGATGTTCTAAAAGCCAAAACAAAAAGGCAACAGGACTTAACCACTTGGACTCAAGAAGAATGGGGAAGTCAAGAACAACACCGAGCGAAAGCAAAAGGAAAAAAAGCACCATCTAAAACTAAAGGTAGGTACATGCCGAAAGCAACTTATCAAAGAACAGATAAAAAGACATTAGATTATCAAGATTCCAAGAAAAGAAAGGGGCGAAAAAAGGGTAAGCAACACATACCAACAGGAAAGAAGTTTAGTCAAAAGTGATAATATGAAATGGCAAACTCTTCTAAAAAAAGACCCCAAGAAAGGAACGGGTAAAAAACCAAAAGGTTCTGCTAGAAGATTATACACTGATGAAAACCCAAAAGATACCGTTCCCGTTAGGTTTAAGACTGCAAGTGATGTGAGAGAAACATTCAGTAGTTCGGCATTTAGGTCTAAGCCACACAAAAGACAATCACAAATAATTAATCTAGTTGAACAAAGAGCAAGAGTAGCGGCCAAAAGAGCAAAAGACCCCGAAGCAAAAAAGAGACTAAAAGCGGCACATTCAGTAGCATTATCAAGAAAAGAATCTAGTAAAAGAAAAACACAGAGGATGAGAACATGAGTTGGAAAGATGTACTAAAGGCACATTGCGGCACAGAGAAATTAGACGATGAAGAGGAAAAACCAGTTTTTGAAAAACTAACAGGTAGACAAAAAGAAATTGATGTAGCCGAACCAAAGGGAAAGATTACTGGAGAGGACTTTGCTGAATTGAGAAGAAGAAAGGTGAAAAAGAGTCTATCGGAAAGGGATAAAAAGAGTATTGAGAAACTCACTAAGGATGTTCTTCGTGAAATTGAAAAGGAAGGAGGCGCATTAGGCATGAAAAATCTAGAAAAACTTGCTAGAGATAATCCTAAAAGATTACGAGAAGTATTGACTAAATTAAAGAAAGAAGGCAAAATCTTCGTTCATGAAGATGGAGATATTTATACTCACAAACCAAGTCGAGGGAGAGGATTTACTGCATGAGTTGGGAAATTATCCTCAAACAATTAACTTGCCCTGCGGCGACTAAGAATCTTAAACTAAATACTAAGAATAGAAATGCCGCAATTAAAGACGAAGATATTCGTTATGGGCCACTTAACTTAGAGGATGAAAAATACTGGGAGGATGTGGCAGAGCATTGGAATACATCAGTAGAAGTTGCTAAGAAGTCAAAATGTTCTAACTGTATTGCTTTTGATATTAGTCCAAGAATGAAAGATTGTATGCCTATTGAAGATGTAAAGGGCGGATTAGGATATTGTTGGATGCACGATTTCAAATGTCATGAAGATAGGACTTGTTATACATGGGCCAAAGGTGGCCCGATTACAAAGGATGAGAAGTCCAAAAAGAATCAAATGAAGAGGGAAAAACAATGACTAATCCGCAACAACAGAGGTATAATAGGCTTAGTAAAAAGGCCCAAGACTATTTTTGGTATTTGAAAGCAAGAAATCCTTCATTAGAAACTAGTTACAGAAAATTAAGCGACAAACAATTACTGGATATGGTTGAAAGAAGTTTTAGAAAAGTAGACTCAAGCGAATTGAACCGAAGAGCCTCAAGACCCCGAATAGAAAACAAGGTTTTCAAGTGGCAAAGACTTCTAAAAAAGGATAAGAAAGATATGCGAGTTGGTCGAGTATATCCTTCTGATAGAGCAGGTAAGAAAATTATGATGCTTACTCATGAAGGAAAAAAGATTCATGCAGGTGCTAAAGGCTACGGCAATTACAAAGGCAAAGGAAAGAATCGTGGCGGAGGCACTCATACCAATAAAAAGCGTAGGGCTAATTTCAAAGCAAGACACAATTGCGACCAATGTAAAGGTAGGATTACAACTCCTAAATGTTTAGCGTGTAAGAAATTGTGGTGATAGTATGTCTAAAGAAAGGCTAGAGCAGATGCTCGGTTCCAATGATAAGGTCACTCTTAAATTAGGTTCTGAGCAAACTGTTAAGCAACTTTGGGATGCTAGTCATGAAGACAAATATGAAATTAGAGAAGGTGAATTAAGTAGGGGCTATCCGATTAATGAGTGGTTTGGTGTTATCGTTAGAGATAATGGTACTCCTAAACTAGTTTCAGTTGTTGGATATTCTTTGCAAACTGGAAAGGATGGAAAGAAGTTTGCTTTTGTTGGTGGTGGAAAAACCCATCCGGATTTTACAGGGAAGGGCTATATGAGAGAGGCTAGGAGTAAATCTTTGTCTGAATTAAAAGGAATTGACAAAATTGCAAGTTTTTCAGCACAGAGGAGAAGAAGCAATATAGATTTACAAAAGCCCGAAAAACACGATGTTATTCCCGATTCGGTTCTTAATTTTATGAGAAGTAGAGTAAAAACTGGGGCTAGTGATTGGGGCATATACAAGGGTTGGTGGAGTATTATTAAAATGAGGTAATATCATGGAATTAGATGCCCTTAACCTAGAACATGAAATGGATATGAAGTTATCCAAAAACTCATTTCCATATTTTTTCCAACAAGTACTAGGTTTAGATTTTGCCGCCCACCAAAAGGAATGGCATGAGTTGATGAACCAAACTCAGAGAACAGTAATCATCTGCTCAAGAGGTCACGGTAAATCTGTATTCATGCACAGTTGGGTTGTTTGGAATTTAATTTTTCAAGAGCCACCATATCAAATGTTATACATTTCATCTAACCAAAAACAGACAATGGTTCACATGAGAGATATTGATAAGATATTTACTCATCCACTACTAAAGAAATTCAAACCTGCTAGGGGTTGGGCTATTGGAAACATTACACTAACTAATGGCAATCAAATCTTAGAGCGTTCCGTTGGTTCACAGATTCGTGGACTTCACCCTCAAGAGATTATTATTGATGACCCTTTGAAAGAGTTTAGCGTAAGTGGTATTCAGAAAGTAACTGATTGGTTTTATGGTGACATGATTCCAACACTTCACCATACTGCTTCGTTAAGAGTCATTGGTACGCCATTTAGTTATACAGATATTTACCAACAACTAGCAGAAAATCAAGCATATACTGTTAGGACATATCCGTGTCTAAATGCTCTAAATGAACCACTATGGCCTTCCCGTTGGGATTATGATTCTCTAATGGAGAGAAAGGCAGAAATAGGTTCTTTGAAATTTACTAGAGAATATATGTGTGTACCTATATCTACTGGTACTTCTCTATTCAATCCCGAACATTTGGACAATGCTAAGAATAAGGATTTGGTATTGAAGCCTATGAGAAGAGAAGGCTACAAGTATTTCGTAGGAGTAGACCCTGCAATTTCTACTGATGGCGACTACAATGTTATTACTGTTTTAGAAGTAGACGAAGAGGAAAACAAATCTATCGTTTATGTTGATAGGGCTAAGAATGTACAGTTTAGAGAAAATATTCAGAAGGTCAAATTGATAGGACAGATGTTTAGACCGGAAGCGATACTGTTTGAAACAAATACATTTGCGAAATCATTTACTCAAGAATTAAGACAGGTTGCAGATTTGAATGTACATGATTTCAATACCACTAGGAGAAAGAAGCAGGAGATTATTTTGAATCTACAAATGACTCTAGAAAATGGAAAGATGAATCTTCCTTATGGTAATGAAGAAAGTAGAAGAGTTTCCTCTACTCTTATTGAAGAATTGTCTATGTTTGCTATAACTGATAGAGGAAAGTTTGAGGGAGTTGGCGCACACGATGACATGGTTATGAGTCTCGCTTTAGCCAATGCCGCTACATACAGAGCCATAGATAACTTCATACTACTTGATGATATGGGGATTTTTAACGACCAGCCTAAAGTTAGGCCGAGTCTAGGAATGGGGCTTAATTTTTAAGGTGATATTATGGTTACTGCGGAAAAACTAATTCAAGCGAAACCACTAATAGAACAGTTGGAAGAAATCGAAGAAGAGGAAGAGGGCGTTAAGGAAGAGGTTCAACAGGCGTTAGACATAGAGTTTGAAAAGTCTATTATTACCGAAGTGCTATCTGAATATGATGAGGTTTCCAAATACTCTAAAGAAAACAATGTAAATGCTACAGAGGCAAAGAGTGCCATTAGCAACTTTCCCAAAGAATACACAGTAGAAGACACTACTGTTCCCGACATCATCAAAAGAATGAGAGATTCCAAAAGAACATTAAAGGGTGAACATAGAGAAAAAATGGCTAAGGCAATAGATACTATGATTGAGGCCTATTCCGACCATTTGAATAAGTGTATTGATGCCCTTACTTGGTTAGCACCATACAAGGAAACACTTCTCAAGATGAGATACAATGAAAAGGATTTACGAAAACTAAACAAGATGAAAGATATTGAATCTAGAAGAGAAGTAATTGATGCCTTGTGTAAATACTGGGAGGCAGAATTAGAACAGGATGGTATGGTCTATGGTAAAGACTACGCTATGTTATCTAAAACAATGACTTCTGCAAAGAAGCAATTTAGAGATTGTATTGCTAAGATAAACTCTCAGTCTATTTCTAAAAGCAAGAAAGAAATGCAAGAGGATTTTATTATCAAGGCGGTCTGTGAACAACAGGGAATAGGGGCTAGACAAATACATGAAAGAATGCCGGATAGCATGTATAAAATTACTAGTCCTAGAATGATTTCAAAGATGGTTAAGAAACTAGATATTGTTTCGGTGAATGGCGCATACTACAAAATGCCTAGTGAAATAAAGAAAAACATTTGGGCTTATACTGCCGCATTTATTGATTCAGATGGATATATTACTCTTGATAGAAATATGAATCCTAGAGTCGGATTAGTTGCTACTGGAGAAAGAGGCAAAGCATTCATGCAAGAAATGCACAAGTCCATTGGTTTTGGTAGAATGCACTTAGACCAAAAATCTCCACAAGATACTAGACTAATAAATAGACTAAACTTTTATTCTCAAGCAGATGTTAGCGAGTTACTAACAAAGTGTCTTCCTCATTTTAGGTTGAAGAAGGGCAATGCTAAATTGTTGTTAGAATTAATTCGTATGAAGAAGTCCTACAAGAAGGCTGATTGGTATAAGAGCCGATGTGATGAAATCTTCAAACTAATGAAGTGGGAGAATCATAAAGACCATGTTGGTTTTGATTGGAGTAAAGAAAACATTAACCTTGATGATATTCAAAAATACAAAGATAATTGCAAACTTTCTGTAATGGATGAGATGGAAAAAATAGGTAGTGCTATAATTAAACAACAAGAAAGAACCTTCGTTATAGAATCCTATTCAACAGAAGATGACCCTATGGAAGATATTGAATTGAATGCCTTTCTTACTGCTAAAGAATTAGATATTGATGAAGATGACGACCAAGAATTTATTGAGGATAGATTATTAGATTGGATGGGCGATAATGTAGGAACAATTACCGGATATATTTGGTATGAAATTACTGCCGAAGGAAAGAAGAGGGATTGGTTGAATCCTAAAAGCGACTATGATATGGTGTGATAATATGGCTAGTTATTGCGGGATTTGTTACAATATTAAACAAAGGAATCCATTTGGATATTGTGACGACTGTTGGGTAAAGGCAGGTAAGCCTACAAAAGATAATCCACAAGGAAGCATTGATAAGAGGGTTGCTAATCAATCATAATTAGGAGGGGATATTTATGGCTGATGAAAAGCGTAGATTTAGCATTACTAATCTATTTAGAAGGTCTACTCCTAAACCTGCGGATAGAGAAATATACAATATCGGAATACAGGAAAGGCAACAAAATAGCCTAATGACGGCTCCTCTTCTATATCACATAGTACAAAACTCTGTTATTGCTAGGACTTGTATTACTCAACTAAAGCAAGAAATATTCAGAAGAGGCTATGTTTGGGAAAAGGCATACGAAGCAAAGTGTAACAATTGTGGAAAGGTTCACAAAAGACCAGTTGCTCAATGTTCTAGATGTGAAAGTACAGATTTGAAAACACCGGATGTTAAACAATTAGAATATGCAGAGAAGTTTTTAGATGGCTATGTCAATAAGGCGGAGCAGATGTTTATTGAAGTACTCAAAGAGTTAGAAGATGACTTGAATATCATGGATGATGCTTACATCGTTTTAGTAAAGGAATACTTTATTGACGGCAATCAGAAAATCCGTATGCACAAAATAAAGGAAGTGTATAGAGGCGACCCTGTAACAATGGCTATCTATTCTGATGAGTTAGGTCTAAGAGGCACAAAAGGATTCACTTGTGTAAATCATAGACATATGTTATCTACTGAACCAAATGAATTGTGTGAAGAATGTGGAAGCACATTATATCCTGTTCATTATGTAAATCGTGTAGGAGGAAAAGACCAATACTTCTTGAAGGGAGAAGTGCTACACTTTAGTAAATACAGTCCTTCAAGATTGTATGGTATGTCTCCTATTATTACTCTCTATAATCATATTACTACACTTATTGCTATGGAGAATTATGTTAATTCAGCATATCAAAAGAGTAGAATGCCGAGAGGCCTACTTGCAGTACAGACTAGAAACATGGATTCTATGCGTTCTTTTTGGCGTTCTGTAAAGGAAAAGATGGAAACAGACCCGCACTTTATTCCAGTTATGGGAATAGAAGCAGAGGGTGGAAAGGGTTCTGTTGAATGGATTAAGTTTATGGATAGTCTAAAGGAAATGGATTACATTTCTGTAAAGGATGACTTGAGAGATAGGATTTCAGCATTCTATGGAGTAAGCAAGGTATTCATGGCAGATAACACCACTAGTGGTGGATTGAATAACGAAGGTATGCAAATACTTGTTACCAATAGGGCAGTACAAATGGCTCAAAATGTGTACAATAATTATGTATTCCCATTCTTAATCAAACAATTTGGTATTACAGATTGGGAGTTAAAACTACCACCGAGCGAAGAAGAGGATGAGATTGCGGTTCTTCGTAAGAGAGAGATTGAAGTTAATATTGCGGCTTCTACTAAGAATCTAGGATTTGAAGTAGATATGGATGAAGATGGAAACTTTACCTTTACTAAGCCCGAACCAAAAGAACCACAAGAAGGCGGTTCAGCAGAAGGAAGCGATAAAGTAGAGTTAGACCCCTATGCCGGTACTAACATAGATGCTAGTCAATTAGGACAAATGCAAGAACAGGCATTTAGTAAGAATCCTCAACAAAACCCACCGGCAACTAGAAATAAACCGAGTATGGAGACAGGGCCGGATAAGAGGCTTACTGGCTTACCAGCAGAAGCCGGAAATCAGAATGTAGATTCAAGAACAGAAAGGAGAGTTGGTTGATATGACTTGGGATTATTACAATATTAAAAAAGAAGATGACGAATACCCTAACCCTAATATTTCGATAGCGCAAGCAGAAGGTTTGGTTAGTAGGGCTTTTAATTTACTTAAAAAAGATTTAGAATCTGAGGATAAAGCATTAGAGGAATTCAAAGGGGTAATTGCTGAATACTTAGAAAAATACAATATATATGTATCTTACACAACAAGGTGAGTAAAATGGCAGAAGATATGAGACAAAAAGAAATAAGACTAAGAAAAGAATTGGCTAAAGTAAAAGCATTGAATGCTAATGCTAACAGTCAAATTAAGAAAGAAAGAAACTTTGACTTGGCAGGTATTCCTAGAGATACTACACATAAGGCAACTCCTGCTTCTAATGACATCCCCGATGTTATTAGTCCTCCATCTAAGAGAAGAGGAAGAAAAGAAAACATTCCATTCTGAGGTGATACTTTGTCTAATTTCACTTCATTGCTAAAGTTGGCTACTTTAGATGAGGTTACTAGTAGGTTAGTAGGAAAGGTTCCTAATGATATGATTGTAAAATCATTGGAAAGCAATATGACTGAATCAAACTATACTCTATACAATAGGCTAATCGAAAAGGCTGAAGAAGAGGAAGAAGATACTCAAGATATTACTGCTCTTTTACGACCCGAACAGAGAAAGTTAGGAGAGGGAAAGCAGAAAAAAGTAAAGGAAGAAGAAAGGGAAACTCTTGCCCCTAGCACTACCTTTGACTACTATCCCTTTGTTAGAAGATATAATGAATTAGATGACTTCTCAGATTCTTTATTAGTATTAAATGAAATAGTAAGAGATTTGCAAGTTAAGAAAGTAGGAAAGTCTGATGAAACGCCTAGTGGATATAGCATAGAATCTTCTCAAATAGACAGAATAGGAGGAGAGAAAGAATCCAACACTATTCTTAATGCTTTGAGAAGATTCGATAATAACCCCGATTTTCTAGTAAGTAATTCAGAGTTTTCTCCTTACATTAAAACGGTTAAGGGAGAGCCTGTTTTCGTAGCACTCCAGCCACCAAAAAGACTGGATAAAGAAACACAGACTATGGTAGATAGAAGTAGAAAACCGGACATGAAAGTACAACCAATTATAGACAATGCTTTGGATTTACTAAAGAAAACTTTTCCGATAGAAGATGGCAATGGGAATATGACTTTATTGGATGCTTTAACTAATCTACATATTAATTCTTACAAGAAGACTCCTGCTGGTACTGCTGGTAGAAAAAAGAAGTTTTCTAAATCCATTCTTAACTTGAGGAAAAAACTACTAGGTTTGGATTTAGGTAAAAAGGAAAATCAAATAGAAAGACAACTCAAAAGATTAATCAAAGTAGGTAAAGACTTTGATAAAGCAATCAAAAATAGAGATGCTTGCACAGATAAGATTGATGAATTAACACAATATTTACAGGCCAGTAGTGACGACATTATTGCTAGAGAGATTTCAAGGACTATTACTCAAATATCAAACTATATGTCAAACAAAAATATTGACAAAGATAAACTTGTTGAGTTACAAGGCATACTACAGGATATGCGTTCTGCGGCTGGACAAAAGAAAGGGGCGATAGTTAGAAGGGTTAAAACTAGATTGAAGTTTATGATAGAACTTCAAAAAGAGAAACTAGCAGACCTAAATAATGAAATTATAGATATTGGTAGGTATTCTGATGAAGTTGGAGATGTAATAAATTATACTAATAGATTTTTAGAACTAACTAAAGTGACCGATAAAGAAATAGATGCAATTAGAGAACGCTTCTTAGAACAGGATAAGAATGAGGCTTCTCCGTCTAAATTAGAGGCTTTAGATGAAAAAATAAAAGCAATGGAAAAGAGCAAAAAAGCATATAATGCTTTAGAAAAGTCACTGGGAATTGCTATTTCTACTTTGTTAGAATTAGAGGATGAAGTTAGAGATATTAATAAAATTCTGAAAAGACTAGGAACCGTAAGTAATTCCGAATTAAAGGACTATTTGGATTCTTTATTGGTTCCACTAACTAAAAAGACTACGATGGATGAAAAAAGTATCGAAGAAAAGAAAGTAGCCATAGATACGAAGAAAGTAGTGGGAGTTACTGATAATGATTTAGAGAATGCAATGAATGCTACTTTCATAATTACTAAAGAATTGGATAAGGTTGAAACTAAACTAAAAACGGTTGAAGAGGATTTCAAGAATTATGAATTTGGTAGATATGGTTCAAAGGAATTTGCAGATAAAAGAATTGCAGAGTTGGAAAGCGCAGAAAAGGATAGTGAGGCAAAAAGACTCGCTGAAAAACTAAGAAGAAGGGCGGAAGATTTCAAGGCTGGAAAAGAAGTAGGAGCAGGTTTCCAACAAATAGAAGATTCTTATGCGGGATTGAAAGTACCTGTAATTAATGAAGTAGGTGAAGAAGAATGACTTGGGATTTTTATGAAGAAGGAAAGGAAATTGTTTTCAAACAATTAAGTGAGCCACCAAAGAAACTACTAGATAACTTAGATGCTAAAACTAGAAAGAAACTAAAAAAGACTCTACAATCTGCTGAACCAACCGAGTTTTTCGGACAAGACTTTACTAAGTTAGGAGATTTAATTGAAGTATTATCTGAATTAGAATTTACTAAATCGGATAAGAAATTAAATAAAAAGATGAAGTCTATGGATGAACGCAACATTGACATAGTGGCTACTGCTACCAAACTTCGTAAGGAGTATGAATTGCTCTATCGTCAATTAAGAGATTTAGTATATCCACAAAAGAAAAGGAAGGATTAGTATGGCAGAAGAAGAATCAATTAACAAGGAATTATTAGAGATTATTAAAGCGTTGAGTAGTAAAATAGAGACTCTAGAAAAAGCAGTATTTTCTCAAGATAATCTATTAATGAAGTCGGGATATGTTGTCGCTGAAACTCCAGTGCCTGTAATAGATAATTCACTAGGTTCTAGTGTAACTGATGTTAGTAGTTTAGACTGGTCGGATATTCATAAGATGGTAGAGAAGGCAGGTGGTAATTGATGACTTGGGATTACTATAATATTGAAAAAGAAGTCATAAGAAGAGAAACTTCGGGGCCGGAAGTGGAATACGAAACTTATGTGAAATTACTAAACGAAACCTTTGATAAAATGAGAATGCTTCCTGTTCCAAAAACTAGGGCAGAATTACAACAAAGAATGAGAGCCTTTGATAAATTATTAGAAGAAGAGGGGAGGAATTGATATGCCGGAGAGAGTAACTAAAGAAGAAAGAATCGTAAGTCTTGCTATTGAAAAGGCTAGAAAGGCTAAGGAGATGTTAGCCCTATCTCTAGAAAATAATAGACTACCCGAAGAAGATGATTCGGAACATGTTAAAGTTAGCAAGCCTAAAGTTGAAAATGATAAGACTAAGATAGAAAACAATACTGGTACTCATTCCGGATATGGTCTTGGTGGACAAACTACTGATAACAAAATTAAGAAGTCTAATCTTCTAAAGATGGAATTGCCTCCTAAACTAAAGGAAGGAGAGGTGAATACTCCGGAGAGAAATAAAAAAATCAATGACTGGGCTAACGCTTATGTCCGTGATGTAGAGAGACAATTAGCAGAAAGAGCAAGGACTCATCCTAATTTTGGCTACTTTAGATTTAGGCAAAGAGGCAGAGTAGCAATGGATGGTGGATATAATCAAGACTTTTCTTATGGACAATTGGCTAATCATATCAAGAATTTTATGAAAGATATGGAGTATGGTACTACTGGCACGGCATACAATAACAAAAATAGTTATCTACAAATGGCTAAGATTCCAAATAATGTTGTAGCCACATTGCAAGAAAGTTCTTCTTTTATTAGAGAATTTGATAATTATATGGATAGTCAAGGCTATTGATTCGGTGACTCACATGAAGTTGAGTACCATTGAGAAGGATAAGCAACCTTCTGAAGAAATACTTCGACTATTTGAAAAGGTTAGAGTAGCATATCTTTCCGCTAGAGCAGACCCTTCTGAATATGGGGGTCGCTGGAGAAATGCTATTGAAATGGTAAAAACTTCTTTTGAAGAAATAGATGCGACTAGTAATGAGTTAAAGGATTATGTTGATGAAGAATTACTGGATTCTAAAGAAAGCAAAGACCCTCTATCTAATCAAGCCAAAAGACTCTATGAAGGAATAAAGGCTCTAAGATATTCTTCTGATTTAGTAGACGACCCATTCGCTAAAAGATTTAGAGGAAAGGTGTTAGAGTCTTTATTAGAAAGTCCGGAGAACATGGTTAAGTTTGTACATTATGCTTTACGACACGACGATAAGGCACTTCCTAGAGAAGTCTATTCAATTAAAGATATGAATGTAGATGATATTACTGTTGGTCTAAAGGGATTAGATTTAGAACCAGCCGATGTCGCCCTATACATAATAGAACATTATGGTGATGGAAAGGATTCTAAAAAAGTAGAAGCCAAAGTTAAAACTGCAATGGATATGCTAGAACTGTTAATGTTGTCTAGATATGAACAGAATGACTTAGACGAATTAAAAGACATAGATGGATTAGAGGAAACAGAAGAATCTAAGAAATCTAATTCAATTAAAAAATCAAAAGAAGAAAAGGCACTACCGGATTTCATCGTACCAAACAAACCAATGTACAGAATCTTTGATATTGAAGATATTAATGAATTAAAAGGATTTAGTGGGGATTGGTTCGTACAGGAAAAATATGATGGTATGAGAATACAACTACAAAAGATTGACAATAGTGTTAAGATTTATTCCTATAATAAAAAAGACATTACTGATAAGTGCAAAGATATTGTTTCTGAATTAAAACAAAAACAATTCGGAAGTTGTATATTAGATGCAGAATTAATTTTATTTGATGGAGAAGAAGCATTACATAGAGCAGATACTATTGCTCATGTATTCAAGAATAAATACAAAGATGCAACATTGAAATGTCATGTGTTTGACATTATGCGACACAATGAACAGAATCTACTAGATGAAGAATTAAGTGATAGAATGACTATTCTTTTCAACAACTATTCTATGCACTCTTCGGATTTACTAAACTTTCCATCAAAGAAAGATACTAGACAAGCAGATAATCTAAAGGATATTGAAGAGTATTCTAAGAAGATAATGGAGATGCCAACTTCAGAAGGTGTGGTAATTAAAGATGCTACTTCTACTTATTATGTAGGTACAAGAAAGAATCCTAAATGGATTAAGTGGAAGAAGTTTGTAGATTTAGATGTATTAGTATTAGATAAATCTAAGACTAAGAGTAATTTGTATTCCTATACTTTGGGTATTGGCCCCGTTGAAGAAGAAGGAAAGCACATTCAAGAGTTTCAAGGAAATAAATATATGAATGTAGGAAAGGCTCTGAATACTAAAGTAAATGTAGATATTGGTAGTATAATTAGAGTAAAGGTTGATGAGGTAAAACAGGCCGAGGATAGATATACTCTATATTCTGCTAAAGTAATAGAAGTGCCGGAAGTAGATAAACCGGACAAGTTAGTAACTCTTGAATTACTATCACAAGATACTAAGAAATCACTTAACTATTCTATTGAAGGGTTAAAAAAAGGAATAGTATTGACCGACCATATTCATGGAGAAACCACTGTTATTGTTAAGTCTGAGTTAGATGGATTTACTATTTATGGATTTGAAGAAAACAATCTAATGTCTAAGAATGCACTATTAGATATTGATATGTGGAAATCACAAGTAGAAGAAATAATGAAAACTAAAAAGTCTAAATTATTTGTTGCTATCTTTAATCATCTAAAGTCTATGGGTGCTAAGTCTGTAAAAGAGGTTCATAACTTCTTAGTTACTAAACATCCATCTTTGTATGAAGATGTATTAGAATCACAATATTCCGACTTAAAGGACTGGGCCGTTAAAAGAGATGGGCTTAATTTTAGTAACAATAAATTATTTGCAGACCCTACAAAAATAATTACTGGTAGTGATATACAAAAGCAGTATAAAACTCCTAAAGAATACCAAACAGGCGAGTTTGCTATCTATGTAAGAAAAGATGACAACTTAAACATAGTAATGAAATTAGGTGATGAGAGTATCAACTGGTTAGTAGATACTGAGAATGAAGAGGAGATATTTGACTTATTTGGCAAGGCTGGAAAATATCCTGCCGAGGTTGCTAAAACAATTGATAAGGAAACAACTCTAGATAAAGGCACTGTCAAGTTAGGAATACAAAGAGACGGCTATCATGAATACTTCTTAGAAGGAAACAAGTTTGAAACGAAACTACATATTAGAGTCCTACCTGTCAAAGAAGAGAAGATGTGGCTTGCTTGGACTGGTTATGAACAAAAACCGGCAGACCTAGAGGGTGACGAAGGAGTTTGGAATATCTATGAAGATGAATTTAGTAGTTTATCTATACCACGATAATTCCATGATGCTTAAATAGTAGAAGTAAATTAGGAGGGATGAAGAAAATGACGATTCTTCTAAAACGGGAAGTAAATGATTTCCAAATACTGAAAAGTGACGAATTAATGATTGGAGGATATGCAAGCATAGAAATCGTAGACAAACAAAACGATTTAATCACACTCAAAGCATTAAAGGAAGCAGTAACAAAATATATGGAAAACCCGAAATTCAGAAATGTAATGACAAATCACTCAAATGTACAAGTTGGAGAAGTTGTAGAATCATATAGAGACAAAACAGGGAGATTATGGAAAACAGAAGTAGATGATGTGGGCTTCTTTGTAGTAATAAAACTCCGTGATGATATAGAAAAAGCAAAAGAAATCAACCGAGGAATAAGAAAGGGGTCACTAAGAAGTTTTAGTATTGGAGGACAAGCGATTCAAAAGGTAAAGAAAAACCATGAAGAATTAGGACAATACAACGAAATTAGTAAATTAGAATTACATGAGGTAACAATCTGCGAAAAGGGGATAAATCCGGAAGCGAAATTTGATATTCTAAAACAAGAAAAGAAGGTGAAAGATATGACAAAACTAGAAAAAGCACTTGAGGAACTAGACACTCTATTAGAGGAAGTCAATTCTTTGAGAAAGGAAGACGAAGACGAAAAGGAGGCTATGCAAATGGTCGAAGAAAAAGAAATGTATGAAAAAGAAGACATGGATGATAAGATGGCAGACATGGATAAGGAAGACGAAGAGAGCATGGAATACATGGACAACGAAATGAAAGCCGTAGTATCTACATTAGATGGTGCAGGTGTTGAAATCGGAGAGCCAGCAGACCGTGTGATAATTGAGAACGGAAAGCCAAAGGCTACTGATATGCCAGTTGTAAAGGCATTTGACTCTAACGAGTTTAGTACACTAGACCTTTCAGTAGGAAATATCGAGAAGGCTTATGAGGCATTCCGTCAAGAACAACTAGAAAAGTTGGCATACGACAACTTGCAGAAGCAGTTTGAAAACCGCTTTAACGCAGAAGTTGCTACAAGAGAAGACTTGTTGGCAAAGGCAGAGTACGATGCACAAACAGAAATTGCTTCCCTAAAGGAAGAATTTACACAACTAAGGAAGTCTCTAACTACTGAGAGAGAAACTATCCTAAAGGCTCAAGAAGAGTCTCAAATCAAACTCCCTTCACTGGATGAAGTTGCAGAAATGGACTGGAACGACATTCACAAGATGGTAGGAGGAATTTAAGATGGCAGGTTACATTAACACTATTGCAGATTTGGAAGCACAAACATACGGATTTAGTCTCGGTGGAAGCAGTAACATGCTTCTAAAGACTGCTGGCGCAGTTACCGGTATTCACGCAGGACACGATGCGGCAACACAAACACAACCAACTAGCGGTATTGCTGGTAATCTTTACAATGTTCTTTATGGACAAAAGGTTTGGTCTATGCTAAACCGTGAAGTAAATGCTCTATCAGTTATGGCAAAGAGGCCATATGTTTCAAGTGGTTGGAGAGTATTGTCAAAAAGACCTGCTGGTGGAACCGGTAACTCTCACGCTTTCTCACAAACAGGTACTGATTTGGCTGGAACAGATGCTCCTAGACTAGACCATATTGGTGGTGTACCGGAGAATGCTTCACTTTCTACAAGTGGAGATGGACTAATTGCAATTGCACCGGAATACTCTCTATTGAGTATGTCTCCTAAGACAATTGCTCATCAGTTTGACTTTAGCGAGTTGGCTATGGAAATGGCACAGATTGATGATGGAATCGGTGACATTAGAGCGCAAATGCGTGAAGATATGGGTAAGCACCACGCCGAAGCACAGAACCTAATGCTTGTTTCTCCTTTGGAGGCATACCTACAAGCAGATAAGACTAATGCGGCGGCAAACATTGAAAGAAACTACACTTCACTTTACAAGGTTATTTCTTCAAATGGTGAATTAGACCAAATGGACACAGACAACTTCCCTGTTTCATCAATCACTAATGACATCAGCGAAGCATACCACATTTACGGAACAAACCGTGATGATGCTTCTTTCCTAGATGCAACTATTGAGTTTGGTGACGGATATGCAAGTGGAGATTCAAGACCATTTACATTGACTCTTTTGAACAAACTCCTAAGAGAACTCCGTGAAAACGGTGGCTCTCCAAAGGTTATTCTAACAGGATATGATACACTACAAACACTTTCTGACTTGCTACAGAGCCAAGAAAGATTCATGGACAGAAAGGAAATCGTTCCTACTGTAAATGGTGTTCGTGGAGTAAAGGGTGCAGAAGTAGGATTCAGAGTTGCAACATACTATGACATCCCACTAATTCCAGTAATCTCAATGCAGAGTACTTCTGCTGACAGTGGCACAATTAGTGACATGCTAGTACTTGACACAGACCATATGTGGCTTGCAGTTATGAAGCCAACTCAATACTTTGAAGATGGTATCAGCAACGGAAACCCATTCGGTGTTGGACAACTAGGAAACCGTGCATTGTATCGCACAATTGCGGAAGTCGGTTGTTCTTACTTCAAGGGTCAAGGTAAGATGACAAACCTAAAGTGAGGTGTTTTAAGTGACACACACTGTAACAATCGTAGCCGACCATAAGGGCTTTACCACACCTAGAGTAAGTGGTGACGAATATTTCGTTGATGCAAATATCAACATTACTGCATATGTGCAGAACGGAATTACCGTCACCGCTTCCTCTTTAGGACTAGGTAGCATTACGGCGGTTCTAGTAACTGGAGTAGAAGAGGAAACTCATACTGCTCAAGCGGTTCTAACTAGTGCGGGAGATTATCTTTCTACAACCACTTTCAAACTACTCCTTAACGCAGGTAACGCAGAACAAAGCGGTACTAGTGATGAAGGAATGGTTAGAGTTAGGGTCTACGGTAATCTTTGAGGTGATTGATTGCCTCAAGTTACCTTAAACCCTCAAGGGAATATTGGAAGATTAGAAACTCCATATGGAAGAATCTCTAAGAGAGGCCCTATTACTGTTCCAGTAGATTGGGCTTTGATGCGTATTGGTGACGAAAATTTGGTTTTTACCTTTGTTGAAGAAGATAGGAAGGATGTCTTAGAAACTTCTGATAAGACTTTGGCTATGCTTAGTCGAGTCTTAGGAGAAGATTTGAAGAAGGCATCCGACCTATCTTCTCTTCTTCTTCCTAAAAAGAAGACTCTAAAGGCTCCAAAGATTACCAAACCTAAGAAATCTAAGGTTGTTGAAGAAGAATCTTTAGCAACTGAAGAATAGAGAAAGCGTTAAGAGGCTTGCCTCATAACAATCAATCAAGAGGAGACTGAAATATGCCAACTTGTAGAAGTAGTGGAATACAATCTAGTAGTGCAATAGTGCATTCGGGCAGATGTAAATTAATTAGCATTCATGCTCAATTTACAGGTAGTGCTACTACAACAATCAGAGTTTTTGATAATGCTTCTGCGGCTAGTGGAACAGAATTAGCAAGAATTGTTTTTGAAAACCCTTCTGAAAGAGTAGAGTATGACATGCACGGTGTTATTGCTCATAATGGATTATATCTAGATATATCCACTGGTAGCGGTACTGGTGCGGCAGTTTCAGTAGAATTCGCTTGAGGTGATTACCATTCCAGCATTGAACACAGATACTAGACTAGTTATGACTATATTGTTTGTAGGCACTCTAAGTGGTGCTAATGTTTTTGTCTACGCTAACTTTGGAGTAAGTTTCCCATATACCACATTGGCCCATTCGGTTTTATTTGGTTTGGGAACAATAGGTTCCATTATGGTTATGAAGGCTATATTTGATTTAGCACTTAACGATAAAATAGAGATGTGGCTTTTAGATAGAAAGATAAAGGCATACTGGGAAAGAAAATCTAGAGATGAGCAACAGAGACAGAAGATGAGAGAAAGTGCTAGACAGTACAATACCAACTTCTATCCAAATACTGCTACAACTGAAGAAGTTAATGAAGTAGGAAGTGAATTCTTAGCCACACTACAATGAGGTGGCTTAGATGGTTTTTGGAGACTTAGTAGGTTTCTCAGATTCTGATTACGCATATAATCAGCAAAGAGCGCACTCTGCTGATATGTTTTTTATGAAAATGAGAATGTGGTTTTGGGGTACTTGTATTTGCTTATCCTCTTTTTTTATTGGTAATATATTAGGTGTATTTGACATTAATATATTAGGTTGGATATTAGATACCTTTTGGCATTCATGGGAGGTATAGTGCTTGTCTTTAATGACGGGCTTTGCAATCCTAATAGGAGAAGCAGTCATAGGTTTTTGGAAGAAAGTACATGCTATTAATTTTGGAGTATATGGTGCAACAATGGTTGGTAAAACTACGCTTAGTAATCAACTGAGGACTAGAGGAGAAGTACCGCAAATAACTGAAAGAACGGTTGGTAGACATAGAGCCTCTAGAAAAAGCATCAAAATAGACGGAGAATCTCATACAATAAGAAGTGCTGATATTGGTGGAGAAGCAATCTATTGGAAAGAATGGGAAAAAGATATGAAAACTCGTAGGCCTAAATATGTCATATTTATGATAGACCATAGACACTTAGATAATAATTCAAACCTAGACCATCAAGTAGCATGGAAGTTTTTAGTAGACACAATTATTTCTCCTAGATGGTCTGATGGAAAAAAGAAAAGAGATTCAGATTATCCGCTTGCAATCGGTATTTGGGCTAATAAATATGATTTGTGGGGAGAAAAGTACAAAAGCGAAAAGCCAATAGACAAGCATGAGATATTTGAACCGTTTGCTTATGGGATGAGGAAATTAAATGATAAAGGAATACCATGTTTCAAGTATATAGTTTCAGCAAAATCAGATTCGGAAATGGTGTATAAAGGAATAACTTCGATGATAAAGGACTATTGATTACTATGTGGAAAAGAATATTAAAAGAAAATGGTTTTTTAGTCTACCTAAAACAAGCGGAAACTGATAGTGGTTATTTGCCCGAAAATGCTGACTTTAGAACTAGAGATGAAGCCTTTGATTATATCAAAGGAATGGCAAAGCAAGTGGGATATACAGTCGTGGGTAGTGCTAAAGAAGGCAAAGTAGTAAAGATGGAGAAGGAGATATTTGAAAGCCTTACTTCTCCTTCTCTCTATTATGTTATCAAAATGAATTCTGAAAATAAGCCAGCAAATAATTATGTTCCCGATACTCGCCAATCTAATACAGGGGAAGGCACAAGAAGAAAATTTAGAGGCGAGTTTGAATTAGATGAAGAATACTAAGGTGATAAAATGTATCAACAACAAATTATAGGACAAACTGCACCACAACAATTTAACCCGCTTTTGAACCCAATTCAACAAGCAAGAACAACAGGCCCAGTAATGGAATACAAACCATTAGCAATTAAGCCTAAAAAACAAAGAAAGGAATTCATAAAAATACTAACTCCCGAACCAAAGAAACTATTGTTTCTAAAATATGGGAAGAAGTTTAATCTAAAGGAAAGATGTGTTGTTTGTGGTTTTCATCACATATGGGAATCCGGAGATTATCTTAGGCCACCTATGCCGTTAGAAAAAGTAACAAAGGGTAGACCATTAATGGGTACTTATTGTCCTAAACATGCTTCTATCTTTAGACAATTGGAAGTGCTAGACCAACAAATAATAGCAGATAAGCATGGTTTGGAATACAAGGGTTTCAAACCTAGAATGCCAAAGATGTTAAAGTCGGGGCCAATTACTAATCTAAGTAAGGAAGATATTGTAACATTAACTGCGGCGGGATATTTAATAAAGCCCCCGACCCTGCGAGATAATAGGTCTGCCACAAATGAAGCAATAGAAATTGTTGGCGAGATTAATATATTAACAGATAGGTTAAACTACCTAATGATTCAGCAAGGAGTAAAGATAACCAAGCCTATATCAGAAGAAACAAACGAGGATGATTAAAATGGGATTACTAGGAACAAGTAACGGTACTGTATTAGGGGCCGTACAAGCGCAAAGCGACCAACAATTCAAGAATGTAAATAATCTACTTTCTCTACAAGATAATCATGTAGAAGAGTTTTTCCAATATCATGGAGAACACTTTTTAGTTGCCTTTGAGAAACTAATGGAAGATGTTATTGAGAGAGTAGTTTCTCAGATGTTGGCTAAGTTATCCTTTACTAACACAGGGGGAGCCATCACTCTAAACGCAGAGTGTCTACGAGAATACGAAAGAATAACTCAAGAGAACATAGACTTAGATATTCAGAAGATTCTAGCGGCGGCACTAAACTCGGAAGTTATTAATCAGAGAAAATTGGCTAAACAACAATACTTAGAATCGCAAGGATTCAGTAATGGACAGGTTTCAGCAGGTGCGGCTATTGCTGGAGTAACAGGTAATATGCAACAATATAATCAGATGCAAGGTGCTATGAATAATGGTACTGGTTATCCTATTCCCCCTAGTGGAACAGACGGATATGGTAGGCCATATTGGATTGATGCTCAAGGGCAGATGTCATATGAGCCTCCAAAATCGGGATTAGGATTAGGTGGGGCAATACAGAAAGGTGCGGCTTGGGCTAAGTGGTTAATGTAATCTTAGGTGATTGACTTGGTTCAAATATCCTTTGCAGAAAAAATACGCTCTTTACCAGAAGATAACGAGTTAGTTAAGAAAAAGTTTGTAGAGTATTTGGGAACCAATAACGATGGAGATATTAGGATATTTAGAGACATCATTTATGTTATGCTAAGAGAGGCTAACAGAAATAATAATTTAGAAGAAGTTAAACAAGAAGTTTCTAAATTAATTAAAGAAATACTTGAAGATGAAGCCCTTTCCTATGAAATCTATTCTGCTGATGGAGAAGCCTTTGTGGAGTTTTTAGGTAGAAATCCTCAAGAAAGAGAGAGAAGAGAAGAACTAGCAAAGGAGTCTTCTTTGTTTGAGATATTTACTGATGATGATTTGTACTTAGATATGATAGGTGCTAGTGGATTAAAGACCGGTAGAGAATATGATGTCGAAGATAGAATACCTAGACCTAGAATATTAGGTGCGGGTGGATTCTTAGATGATGAAAGTTTATTAGAAATAGATATTGAAGACCCTATTATTAAAATAAACATTATTGTAAAAGATATTCCTAAAAAATATAAAGCCATGATTGAAGATGCTAAGAAGAACGCATATCAAGAAGAGGGTTCTAATTTTGATACAGTAGATGCAGAAGAAGAGAGGCTCAAAAATCTTATTTTAGGAACGCCCGATTTTATTTCTTCTATTACCTTTGATTTTAGAATAGATGGAAATGAAAGAAGAACCGCTTATATTCCCGAAATAGAAGGAGTAGGTAAAGAAAATGTTGCAGAAGCAATGATAAATCATTATGTGAATGATATTAGAAACTTACACAATATTAGAAGTGGCGGTTTTGTTCCAACAGGAAGATACTATACTAGAGAAACTGGAAGTAAAACTAAAGAAGTAAAATATGTTTATACTGGTGTTGGTACAACGAAGTCTAAAATTGACTTATCAAAAAATGTTGTATATGAAGAATTACTAGATAATTTTATAGAACAGTTTCAAAACACAAACTTGTTTGAAGAAAATAATTTTGGCTATGGTATAGACAGTTTTTCGATAGATATTACAGACTTGGTTGAAGATTCCTCTTTCGTTAAAAGCGCAATTCAAAGTTTAGAAGCACCAAATGAACTAAAAATGTATGAATTGTATTTTACAGTTAGCATAAACAAGCCTAAAGCAAGTGAAATGAAGAAGGCTAAAACCACAGGAGAGAAAAACAATATTATGAAAAAAGCACTATCAAACTCTAGATTAAACATTGATATTAGAAAGATGGATTTAGGTAAGTTTGATTTTAGTTATTATTCAAAGGCAGGACAAGTTGTTAGCGATAAAATGGGAGAACACCTAGAAGAAATTAGAGTTAAGTTAGATTGGCTAGAATCTAGAGGATTAGATGGAGGTATATGATATGTCAATTACCAGTTCTCCTAGTGATTATTCTTTGAGTGGTGCGCCCGACTATTCAGCAGGTTTAGGATTTTATACTGATTATATTCAAGTAGCAGATTTGTTACAGGTTCCTAGATTTGATGCTTCGGCTACTTACCCAACGAGAGCGCAAGTTGGTAATATCATAAAGAGAGTAGAGGGTATGGTAGATGACAAATTGAAAAGGTCATATCGCCCAATCGTAACCAAAAAAGAAATCCACAATTTTGAATATACAAATAGACCCGGCATGACGCTTTATGGCGGCTATGTTGGCTTTATTCAACTTAGACAAATGAAGATACAGAAGGTTATTTCGCTTCAAGTTTGGTCGGGTAGTGGATATAAGGAAATTGCTTCTGCTCAAAGCAAAATAAAACTGTTAGAGAATTATAGAGATATGCACTCAATTATTTTACAACTTCCTAATAGTGGAGTTTCTTTTGAGATGGTTGCTGAAAATAATCTAGATGGTTTAGGTAATGATGAGTTTTGTACAACCTTTGGAATAAAAACAACTGCTACTGATATTGCATCTCTAATTAATGAAGAGTTTCCTTCTACTCATAAATATACTAATGCCGCCTCTAACAAGAGTCTTACTTCTTCTAATCTATCTATTTCAGATTTTTTCTTTGGACAAAAGGAAGAAGGTGATGGTAGTACAGTACTCATATCTTCTTTGTTATCCGGTGATGATGGTTCAGATTGTACAATAAAGGCTACTATTCAACAAAGTTGTACTACAACAAACTCTTCTACTTCTTTGACTGTTGCCGATTCTAGTAAGTTAGCAGTAGGAATGGTAGTCACAGGTACAGGTATTACAGGCACTGTAACTATTGCATCTATTTCTAATTCCACTACTGTAATTCTAGATAATCCAGCAAGTGCTAGTGGAACCAATACTCTCACATTTACTACTACTGATGAAATTCCAACAGTCTGCACATTGACGGCTTTTACAGACAAAGAGGATATGAAGAGGACAGGAGACTACTGGCTTTTAGGAGAGGAAGGTAGAATCTTCTTTTTACAAGATTATCCATATCATACCCGCAACTCTGTGTTTGTTTCCTATGTTGCTGGAAATAACAGAGTACCTGCGGCAGTACATGAGGCCGCTACCAAACTAGTGGCGGCTGAAATTATTAGACATGACGACCAAAGCGTACTAATTACAGAGTCGGGTGCAAATATTTCTACTAAAGAAAAGTATGATATTCTCCGTAAAGAGGCTATGGATATACTAGGTAGTAAGACTGATATTGTTTATTTTATTGATTAGGTGATTTTATGTGGGAAGATATAATCAAAAGAAGATATATTTCCGAAGACGATAAGAAAAAAAAGAGAAATGCTTCTAAAGATAAAAGGATGACCTCGAAAGCACAACGGCTAAACATGATGATACAAAATAGTGGGGCTTTTTCTAAACCCGTTATGAATTTAATTACTAGAGATGAAGAATCTATGAATCTTTTTATTGCCAAACTATTAGAAGATAAAAAGAATGTAGATAAAAAATTAAAAAAACTTGCAGAGGCTTTGAGTGAGAGCGAAAAGTAGGGGCTTTGAGAGGCGATAATTATGTTAGATGCTAAACTCAAGGAATTAATAAATATCCAAAAGGAAAGGCAATTGGCATTACAAGAATTATCAGTAGTATTAGGATATGATATATCATTTAGTGACGATGAAGTTATGCAATTTGCTATGGAAGAGTTTGAAAAACATCTAATGTCTAGAATAGAAAAAGGATTAGGAGAGGCATTAAATGGATGAAGTTGGTCTTGTTTTAGATATACTCAGTAATAATTGGGCTTCTAATGCTACTGCTTTAGTAAGTGCTGGAACTATATCTTCTTCTCATGCAGTTGTACCGGAGTTTATTGACATTAGAAGCCTTACTGCAAACAAGGCTAATAGAGTAGATTTGGGAAGATACCCTGCTACAATAGTTGTTTTTGAAGATTCTCAAAACATAGAATATCCCACTATACACTACGATTTGAAAAATGAAACATACTCCTTTACTATACACATTAGAGTGTTACATGATGAAAGGTCGGGCTTCGATTCTTCATATGGCAAAGACAGGCTAAGGGCTATATACTTGATATTGGCTAGGGTTATTGAAGGAAGCCGTAAAGGTTATACTGCCAGTGATGGTTCAAGATTTAATCAACTATTTTTAGGTTCGAGAAATGAGAGCAATGATAGAGGCAAGAAACTATTTGGCTACAAAGTTACATTAGAAGCAAAAAGATTCGCAGTTAGTATTCCCTAGTAAGTAAGTTAGGAAAGGGGGAGATAATATGGTATTGAACACAGATATATTTTTGGGCGCAGGAACAAGTTTAACATTCATTCCGGAGTGTGACTTGTATTTAGGAGTAGGAAGACAAGATGACGATAGTGCATATCCCACAAACGGGTCATTAAGTACTAATGAAATCAAGGCTTCTGCTGGTTTTTTAGCAAACTTTTCTCTAGTTGAAAACTTGTATAGAGGTTGCATTGTTGAAAGATATTCTGCTGATGATACCCTTATGAACTCCCTTAGAATCAAATCTAATACTGCTACTACATTGACTACTGTTGATAGTTTCAAACCAAACGCTACTGATTATTTCGTAATCAAGGCATATGGCGCACCAACTCCTGCTACTACTTCTACTGCCAAAAGACTCCTTTCCGATGAATGGCTAGGTATTGTTGAAAGTGCAACTTTCCCAACAGTAGAACCCGAAGTTAAGCAAGTCAATCTAAGTCTCGGTGGCTCTAGAAACTTTACTTATCAATACAAAGGAATTACTGCCTTTGGTACTGCTGATTTGAACCTTGTTGCAAATCATGGTGCATGGTTGTATTATTTCTTGGGCCGTTGTACTAGTCTAGTTTGTTCAACCGAAGCAGTTGGTAGTGCTATTACAGACAGATTTACTGCTGGTGAATCAGATAAGATTTTAATTGAAGGACTTGATGAAAGTGGTTCTGATGTTGCCGTTGGAACAGGAAAAACAATTGCAGGTTTTAGTGAAACTGGGCCAATATTTTATAGGTCTGTAGGAACAGATATTTGTCCACCTTTGGCTGATAATGAAATTGCTAATACAGGTAACATGGATGTATTAACAAGACCGACTATTTCTAGTGGTTCTATTACTAATCCAATCACTTACACCTTTGCAGAATCAGATTCTGATAATCTTCCTTCTTTTGCTATTGAAAGAAGCGATTCTAAATTAGCGGCAAGTAATCCGTTTAGAACAGACACAACTTCCATCTCTATTACTGGTGGTGCTACAACTAGTGGAAGCACCACTATCACTTTTACAGACAATGCTAATTCTGCTCTAATGCAAGTCGGTATGCTAATTAGTGGAACAGGAATACCTGCTCATACTAGAATTGCACAGGTTGTTAGTGGTACTAAGGCAGAATTAACGAATAATGCTACTGCTACAGGTTCTAGTTTAACATTCACTCTAACAGAAGATGAAGACAATTCTTTCGTTCAAATTGCTAGAGGTTGTAGAGTAAATACTCTAACTATGACCGCTAATGAAAATGAAGAAGTTAAGATGACTCTAAGTTTGAATACTAGAAATGTTCACCTTCCTAGTGAAACAGAACAGTATGATGCTAGAAGAGGAGTTAGTGATGAAAAGACTTTCTTCAATTACGAAGGGAGTACTACCGGTGCTAATTCTGCACAAGAGTTTAGAGAGCCTTTCTTCTTCTCTGATGGAACATTCAAGGTATTGGGTCAAAACTTCCTAAAGATTAACACTCTAACTTTAACTATGAATAACAATTTAGCGGATAGAAGATTCTTAGGAGTTTCTGCTAAGGATGTACAGGATTCAGTAGCAGGACAGAGAAACTACGAAATATCCTTTACAGGTCATGTTACAGACAATGCTCTTTACAAGGCACTAAGAGATGATACTGAAAACATCACTCAAACTATTGAGTTAGTATTTAGTAAAGCAAATGGCGAAACTATTACTCTAAACTTTACAGACTACTTTGTTTCTGCTAACAATTTCCCAATAGCAGAAGATAAAGGCCCAATTGTTGTTGAAGCAACAGTTATGCCTAGAAATCTAAGTTTGTGTACTGTTAAAACACACTGGGTATTGCAGGGGTGATTAGATTGGTTACAAGACAAGAGAAACTTGCTATGGTTAAAAGACTAAAGGCAGAAGCAAAATCAAAGAAAGAAAAGAAGGCCGAAGAAAAGGCCGCTAAAAAGGCCGCAAAAGAAACGGCTAAAACTACCACTGAAGTAAAAGAAGTAGTAGAATAATTTAATTCCACCAACACCGTTTGTTTGTTTGTTGGTATAGAAGGTGGATAAAATGGAAAAGACAATAATAAAAGACAAGAGTGCATTGTTTGCACTACAAGAGCCTACGCTACACTATATTAGAGTAGCACCCGATAAAGATGAATACCTAAAGGTGTGGGTTAAAGAACCTACATGGGTAGAAGTTGATAGAGCCATTAATAGTCTGATGAAGATTAATGCTAAGACGCAAGAAATGGATATTGACTTAAACGCTATGAATAAGTACATGGTTGAAAACTTCCTTGAGAAGACAGAACCTCCTTTATCGGCTATTGATATTCTCAGATTGACTCCTTATGTTGGCAATCAAATTAAAGAAATCTTACCAAACCCATTAACTAGCATGGGCGGTACTGAAGATTCAGCAAAAAACGAGAAGTGAGGAGAGCGTTAAAGGGAGGCAAATGTTCTCCTCAACTCTCTTCTCAATTAATCGTTTATACATTGGCAACGGCATTCTCGATAAATCCTATGGAAGTATATGAAATGCCAGCCAGTTTAATAATAGATATGTTGATAATACATAAAAACATGAAAGAACTAGAAGCGGAAGAGATGGAGAAGGCATCGAAGGGCGCAAATAGGTGATTGATATGAGTTTTGAATATCGGGATGTTAAAAATGACATTAATGATATTAAAACCGCATTAACTGGATTAGAAAAGGAATATACTCGAACTAGAAGTACTCTTATTGCACATCAACAAGTGCATACAAGATTAACTAATATTAGTGAACAACTAAATCTTTCAATTAAACAACAAATGGAATTGATGAAAAAAGCGCAACAAGTTACACAAAAAACAACTAAGGCAACTACTTCATCAACTACTAGTACAAAGGACTTTGCTAAAGCAATTACTGAATCGGTAAAAGAAGTAATAGAACAGGAAAAAGCGGCTAAGGAAGCGGCTATGGCTACTAGAGATTTAGGTCACGGTTTTACTGAGGCTGGAGTACCAATTACTGACTTTAACAAAAGAACTGCTTTAGTAGGAAAAACTCTCAAAAGACTAAGAGACGAATATGGTATTTTACAATTTGAAATATCCAAATCGGAAGTTTTTGATATTTACAAACAAGAGGGTGGTAACGCCTTTGAGTTTTTAGCAGAGTTTATTGCTGGAACTAGAGAAGAAATATCCATATTTGGATTTGAAGCGGCTAAAGCCCGTAAAGTGTTATACGGTTTCGCACCGCCGGGTACTTTCCGAGTGCTGAATAAATTCGCTTCAGTATTCCAATTCATTGGAGGTACTATAAGACGAACTTCCGCTAATGCCGAAGAAAATAATAATATTTTAGGCAATACAATGAAGATTATGGGAAAACTCACTAAACAAGGAAAGGGCGTAAGTCCTTTCAAGGCCTTTTCAGAAAACTATAAATTACTTGAGACTAATGTAAATAAGGCTCAAGCGGCCTTAGATGCTACCACAGAAAAAATAGAAGAAAAGAAAAAAGAATTAAAGGCCGCAGGTAAAACTGATGCACAGATTTCAAAGGCTACTGCTAAACTACGAGGAAAGAAAAGGAGACAACAGACTGCTTTAGACGAAGCCACTAAAAAGAGAGATGAAGAAAGTCTATTTCCCGAAAATCTTTCAAGAGGCTTTAAGTCGGCAATGGATGCCATAAAAGAAAATAGTAAGGCAATGGGCGGTATGGGAGTACTAGGGCAATTAGGTAGACTAAGGGGTAAAAGACCATTAGGTATTAAGAGTGCAATTCGTGGAGGATTTGATAGGGCAATAGGGGTAGACCCCGCACTAATTAAAGGAACTGCCGAGGCTCAAATAGCAAGAGATGAAAAGATAAAAGAGTTGAAAGGGCAGGGCATTACTCTGAAAGGAGATAAAAAGAAATTCGATAAAGAAATGGAACCTTTTGAAAAGGCTTTAGAAGAAGCATTAGGAAAGCAAAAAGATGCTAGAGGAGAGAAACTAAAGAAGATTCAAGAGAAGGTTGGGAAGTTTGTTCTTGGGGGAGTTAAAGGTGCTTGGAATGCAATCAAGTTTGTATTCAAGATGGCGGTAAAATATCTAGTAATTGGAGGTATGGCTTTAATAGCAATAGGAGTAATCGCTACTAAAATATTACCTACAATTATAGAACACTTTGCCTTTGCTATGGATATGCTTGGCGTATTTTTAGAATTTGTAAGTCCGGTATTTACTGCCATATTTGATGGATTAGATAAAATAATTAATGGATTTATAGACGGTGATTTAGAAGAAATAATGTTGGGTGTAGGTGAATTCGCTCTTGGGGTTTTAGGAACTTTAGCCGTTGCGTTTATTGCTCTAGGTTATACTCTACTTGCCATCGGAGTTACCTTTGTAACTGGAATATTTACTAAGGCATATAATTTCTTACTTGGTGGAAAAGGTACGGCCAAGACAATATTTGGTAGAGCCGTAGTATTGATTTCAGCAATACTCTTAGGAATTAAGTTAGCAACATTGTTAAACTCTCCAGCATTTATAGCAGTAGCAATTATGGGAGTACTATTTGTTGCGCTCAAATGGTTGGCAAAGAAATTAGACTTCTTTGCAGAAGGTGGCGTTTCTGCTGGAGGATTAGCAGTAGTTGGTGAAAAGGGGCCGGAATTGGTAAATCTACCGAGAGGAAGCAGAGTGCATTCTAATGCAGACTCTAGAAAGATGGTGAGTGGTGGCGGAAGTGTTGTAAATAACATCAGTGTCACAATCAATGCCAAAGATACTAGCAAGTCTGAAATGAGAAGAATTGCTAAAGAGATTGGTAACATGATTAATAAAGAAGTGAACAGGGGTGTCTCTTCTAGTACAACAAGGTGATTAAATGACAGATTATTATGTATATCTAAGATTAGGTGCTTCTAAGGAAGATGATGTACTAGTCAATACTATTCCTCTAAGAGCCACTAGTGTTAGTATTTCTACAACTAAAACTGTTCCTTCTTTTGATGTTCCATTATCCGGATTATTTAGTGGAGAATCTAGAACATTAGCATTCAATATGGGTATGGCTTCCAAAACAATAAGTGTGCAAGGAATCATTACAGATATGTCTATCACTAGGAAGTTTGAAGAAACTGAACCCAAACACTACGATTCTTCAGTAGAAGACCCCGATGATTCTACTTTAACTAGAAGCCAAATGTCTCCGGCTTTACCTTCATCTACTAACGAAATGACAATAGAAATGACAAAGGAAGAAATCGCTCAACTATTGCATTCTAATACTGATGGTACAACTGCTCAGACATTTCAGAATATGAATGAATTGATAATACTAATAGATTCTAAAGTTGATAGCAGGTATCAGTATAGAGATAAAACTAATCAAACTTCTAGTCTTATTCCCTTTACTTTTTCTGCTAGAGGGGCTAGAAATAAATTAGATAATAGGGGCGCACTTTTATTCTTAACTGAGTTTCCCGACTCTTCTACTGATAGTGGATTAAAGGGATTTGTTAGGTCTTTTTCTTGCGACTTAAATGCAGAGGAACCAAGCGAGATAAGTTATACTTTGGAATTTGAAGTTGCTACTACGGTGTGATTATTATGCAGAATGTATTACTAGGAAATAAAAAGGGTCTAGTATTTCCTGTAATGTGTAATGGTTTGATTAAAGTAGGCTATCAAGATAATGTACCGGATGTATCGGATAATGACGATGCTTCGGATGATGTACCGTATGGTATTTGGGGCCACAGTGGTTCTTTTACATTAGATGCTATTATTACTCCTTATGAGATAAATGGTTCCAGTGTAACAGATTCTCAAAAGGTGCTTCCTACTGGAATTGTTGGACAAGCAAATCTAGCGAGTAGTGCTAGTGCAGGGTCTGATTTTATTAGAGCGACCCACAAGATGACTTTATTTCATAGTACTAAACTGAAAGTGTTTCTAGTAAATGATACTAATTTTCATTTAGATAGTCCTAATTACATATCTCATACTACAAATAATCCTGCTTCATATAAATTAGAAGTACAGATTACTACAGGAACAGGCACTACTACTCTTACAAGTGGAGTTTTGATAAAGCCGTCTGTTACTCAGCCATTTACTTATGATGATTTTACTGCTGGACATGCGTTTAATTCACAGGGTAAGCATACTCATAGTAAGATAGAAACATTGGGAGGAAGCGCACATGGAGGAAGCACTACCTTTACTTCGGGTACTAGTCCGGCTAGTAACATATATCACATAAACCAAAGACTGTACACTAGAAGCGGTTTTGATATGACTAGTATAGGTACTGTTACTGCTCTAAGCGGAACAACTGTAACTCTAAGCGGTACTCCTGCTTCTAGTCTAAACTCTGAAACTATTTATCAAGAGGCCCCGAAAGAAGCAACTTATGTAGATGATTCTTTTCATGTAGGAGTTACCTTTGATAATATAACTAAGAAACTATCAATACTGTTTAATGGAATAGTTGTTAAGACTACTACTCATCCTGATGATAATGATTTTCAATTAGATTCAGAAGACTTGCTTATCGGTGCTAATGGAACCAATTCTTTCAATAATAGTTCCGGTACTGGCAGTGCTTTTGCAAAACATAACCAACAATTCTACGGGGTGTTTCATGAGATGTGTTTTACTAACATTGTGACTAGTGCCTTTAACAATGGAATACTAGAGCCTAATTTCAAAAACACTTTATTATTTTTGACATTTGAAGAGGTGGATGAGTAATGGCATTGTATGTGTATAAAACAGGGGTTCGTGCTGGAACCACTTTTAATACTACGGCTGGTGCAGGACACAATGTTAATCATGATTGTCCAACAAATCCAGTAATTAGAAACAATGGTTCGGCTATTAGTGGTAATTATATTTGTGCAGAAATAAGAGATGGTAACGGAACCCCTACCACTATGGAAAGGGAAACTAAAGTACAACAATCTTGTACTACTACAAGTGGAGATGCCACAGTTACTGTTGCTGATTCTACTAAACTACATGTAGGACAGACTGTTACTGGAACAGGTATTGCATCGAGTACAACAATTTCTTCTATTACAAATGCCACCACTATAGAATTAAGTGCTAACGCTACTGCTAGTGGAACCAATACTTTGACATTTAATAATTCTATTACTTATAATGAAAACTTAGAAAAAACGGCTGGCTATAGAGTAAAGTCTTATTATAACGAAACTGGAGAAGGACAATTGTTTAATCTTAATTTGACTACACATGACTACTTTATTCTATTATTTGCAGACGATGCGAACAGACATCATTTTGCTAAAATAACAGAAGTAATTACAGATGATGTTGCGGGAGACGCTTTAGAATTTACACCGAAATTAGGCTCAGAAATACCCGAAGGCACTAAGTTTGTTGTTTTCAAAGGCCCATCAGTTACTGATACAGAAGTAGTAGCGGTAACTGCTGGTTTAGTAATAGATTCCGGTCTTAAACACCACGATGCCTTGTCGGTTTCTAGACCGTTATTTTTTATGTATAATGATAGACTAAACAAAAAGAATCAACTAGACCATAATAGAAAATACAAGTTGTGTTATTTTAGTGGTGGGCTTTTATCCTCTACTTCTTCTCATAGTTTAAGCACTATTTCTGTATTTACTACTGTTCAAGATTTTCATTTAAGAGTGTTAGATAAAGGTCGTCATAGCCTTAATGTTAAGATGATTGATAATAGAAAAATAATGGATGACCCTTCTCAAGCAGGTGATGGTAATTGGTATCATGATAAAGGAAGTATTTCCGGTCATGCTGGAACCACTTCCTATACTACATGGGCGTTAAACGCAAGAAGAGACACAGATGATTCGGGAAGTAGTGACTACTCCGGAGAATATCAATATCTTTTCTATGAAGATTCTCCTAATTTTATGAATAGAGCAAACGATGTTTTTGATTTGAAACTGTTTAATTCTATTAGAGATAAAACCGGCTATGCAGAAGTTAGGTTAGTAGATGGTAAAAGAATATTCAACAGTAAGCACAATACTCAAGAAAAGTTTGGAGTTAGAGAGAAGATAATAGAATCTAGTTTAGATGGTTGGTTTGATACTGGATTAACAATAGATTCTATTACTACTGTCAATAGTACTGCCACTACTGTTTCTGTACAAGTAGAAGCAGATTACAATGCTAGAGTATTATGGGGGGAACATGAAGAAATTAAAGTTGGAGACTATATTGGTTTCATAGATGATATTGGCGCACCTAGTTCGGGAGCGCAGAGTTTCGTAATTAAGCCCGAATTTAGATTGGAAACAGAATCTTCATTTACAAGCCATACTTCAACTGCGCCATTTAGTGCGGGGGCTAAAATATACAGAAGAACATGGTCGCCAAAGACTAGAACACTAATGGTTGATTTTGAATTAGATACTGATGTTACTTATACTGGATTAAGTGGATTAACTAGCCATCCTCTAGATGTAGACACACTAACCTACAAGATAAATGGAGTAACTTTAGGCTCTTATACTGAAAGTAGATTCAATAACGCATTTGTAGTCTTTTCTGATATTAATTACATAAAGAGAGAATTAAGAGTTTCTTATGGCGATAGAACCCACAAGTGCTTGAGATTAGAACCCGATAGGGTACACTATCAAACAGTTGCTAATTCTTTTACTAATTTAGATTACGCCCAAAGAGAGTTCTTTGTAGAATTAGAATTATTTGATGGAGTGATTGAAGATATTTCAGAAGAAATTGTACAGTCTCAACCAATAGTAGAAGTTAGTGGTAGAGATAATTTCCATAAACTAATATCTCCTATTGTTAATAAGAACACTCTATTTACTCAAGATATAATACACTCTACTATGTCTCCTTTGAGAAAAAGAACATCTATTTTGAATAGTACTGGAATACAAATAACAGTTAGTGGCGACCATGCTATTAATGTAACTAGTATTGCTACTACTGCCGCATCGGGTAGTTCGCAACCTATAATAAGTAAAGGAGATATTATTTATGACTCTAACAATAATTTTGTAGGAATACAAACAGTTGATGCTTCTACTAGTGCCTTAACTCTTGAATTTGGTTCTTTAGTTAAATTAGCCGGAGGTACTGCATTGTATGTACAGAGTGGAATGCCATTTACATTTAAGAAAGCACTTTCTTCTAGTGTTGAAAACTCTAATACAGTCAGTTCACTAGAAGGGGCTTCGGATAAAGGTGTCTTTTTTAACAGTGGAATAAGCATAGATTCGGATGGTGTAGAAATAGGTAAATTAGCAGGGTCTTCTACTAATACACATAGAGATGCAGTTGGTTATAACTTTGCTTCAATTAGTAATATTAAGAATGATAGGGCTTTCCAAGCCATTCTACAGGACGATACTACTAGTACTAAAAATAACAATAGAGTAGTTAATGGTCTTAGTGATTTTGTAGTTTTAGAAGTCTCTAAGGAAGATGGTAGAACCAGTATAGAATTAGCACCTAGAGTTGGTCTATATCTAGGAAGAGTAGAAGATAACGATATATATGATTCTAATAACATGACTCTAGAAACAACGGGAATTATGCTATCGGCCAGTTCCTATGCTCATAGTTTTACTGATACACCTAGAATAACTACTACTTCTACGGCAGTATTAACTCACTTTGAAAGAAATGACCCCGTATTTGTAAAAGTTGCCGCTACTGGGGCCTTTTCCTTCTTAGGTTATTTTATTAGAGTAGAACCTTTGAGTATAAGTATCACCGGCACAACTAGTACTTTTCATAGTATAGTTTTAGATAGAGAAATTAATCTAACGATTGGTGGTTCTACTACACATGAATTATGCAAGTTAGATACTAAAGACAGTACTGATTTATATTTTGTAAATAAGCCCAGTAGGGTTTTACAGTTAGCAAGTCCATTTGTGGATGATAATTGGGGATTAATTCCATTTAATGTAAATATACACGATACCAATACTGGCGCATCTTCTCCTACTACTGATTATTCTAATAGATATGGTCTGCCTTTGTATAGATTGATGGATTTAGAAAGAGGAGTATATGATGCAATTGACGAATATCCGATATTAAAGGATGATAGTACAGAAACAGATAGAACATATGTCTATTATGATACGCCTAGTTCTACTAGATATTATTCAAAGGCTCATAGATTTAAGCCTAGTTATTTGACTACAATAAGCATTTCAAATTCCCGTACTGATGATAGTAGTTTTACTTCTATTCGAGAAAAGCAGGGTATCTTTGAGAAGAGAGGAAACAAACCATCTAGAGGCACTAATTTCTTTGATTTTTATTTGACAGGAAACACTCATGAAAGATTCCCATATATGCTTAATTTACTAAGTTCTGTAAATAGAACATGGGAAAGAACACTTCGACAAATGGATGCGAAGGTTTCTAGAAATCTATTATTTACTAATTCTGATTTATTGCCCGAAAGTGATAGAAGACCGGATAGTTTGTATAAAAACACTAGAGATATAACTGATTATAGCATATTATTAAGACCGGCGGGTACAGAATCTAGTGTCTCATCTAATCACACCAAATATTTGGGAGGAGGTTCTTCTCTTTCTACTTCTGATGATAATACCAAATTAGCACAAATTGCGAGTGGCCCTGATTTATCTACTCTTAGGAAATTCTCTATGCTAAGGCTAGTAGAAATGACATTGGATTGGCATTTCAATTCAGTAGATGCAGAAAATCTACCCGATAAAGATAAGACTGTATCGGTTCTTACAGGAAATGCTCTACAAGATATGTTCACCATAAAGAATGGAAGCACTGTTCTTTCGCTAGATAGTTATGGCAGTAATAGCATTACCTTTAGCGGAACGCCGGATAACATAGCAACTTCGGATGAAGTGTATTTTTATTCTGAAAATGGCTTCCTTATTGGTAAAAAGAATAGTAGTGTAAGCGTTGGCAGTACTATCACCTTATCTGCTGGCCCACATGAAAATGAAAACATGTCTAAAGGAACATTAACTAAAGTGTATGCTTTTATTTCTAACGCTGTTTCTTCTTATCCTAATTACTCTTGGATTAGAGGACATAATGATGAAGATACCTTTGTAAATATGCCTAGTGATGGTTCTATTCATATGTTAAAGGGAGCAGTTTTCAATAACGATAGTGAAGGTAGAAGAAGTACGCATGATGGGTATGCAGAAGATGATGGAGATGACTTCCACGAAGAGTATCTGAAAACCAACAAAACTACTCCTTACATCTATAGTATGATAGATTTATTAGCATCGGGTAGCGATAATATAGACATTGCTCTGCCTCCAACCTTTAGAAGCGATACTGCTTCTAAAGCCGGTATTCTTACTGGTTCCGGTGATTTAAGAATCGTAAATACCTTTTCAATAACAGGAACATTAACTAGTGGCTCTAATAGAATAACTAGCGTTAGTTCCGGAGATATAGCACAGGTTGCAGTAGGTATGAGAGTTGTAGATGGTGATTTACCTGCTCCTTGTCTAATTACCGCAGTTGGTTCTAACTACATAGATGTAGACCAAAACGCCACTGATAATTGTAGTAGTTGTAATTTAGATATTAGAAACGCAGAAACAGATTTAGAGGATGTGGCAATTATAACGAATGGTACGCCTAATTCGGGTATGATAAACAATGTACAATATCATATTTGGTTGGAAGATGGACAATATCTTGGTAGGACTGCCGCTAATCAAACTTACAATAAAGAATATTTTGTCATGGAAAGGTCTTATTGGAATCATAAATACTACCACCTATCCAATGCTGACCGTCATGTGTATGTTTCAAGAGAGCCGGATGAATCGTTAATCAGCACTCATAGAAATACTCACATTTCTGAAGTAATTAGAAATATGGCTAAAAATAAGGGAAGAACCTTATTTGATTTTATGACCGCAGTATTCTTAGATAGATACGATATTGAAGATGGAGGACAGGCTTCGGTAGATGCAGGTATGGTTTCTCCTCACATAATAGAAACTGTTCCGATGATGGATGTATTTACTACCGACCAACCACATAAGATGATGTTAAGAAGACCTAATAAAAGTGGATTTGGACATTACCTAAATAATAAACTAAAGACTTCGGATGATGGCAATTCTCCATATTTAGCAGATGGAGCATTTATGTTGTTTAAGCCTCATTTAGTACTTAGTGATGTTGAGGGAGGAAATACTAATTTATTCTATGGAAGTCCTAGTACTCACGCCACTGGTTCTACCAATTGTATGAGGCTTTCTTTCAATATTAAAAACATAGAAGGTACAACTGCTTCTCATTTAACTAATGCTTGGTTGAATTTTGCACCCAATTTAACTGGCACTTATTTAGTTAGTACTGGGGGAACCATAGCAGGTTCTCCGGATTCTACTAATTATGATAATGCGTATTCTTCTAAGTCTAGTGCCGATTCTGAGGCGGGGATAACAGGTAGTGGAGGGATGATTCCACAGAATATTCACTATGTAATTTCTCATACTATTACAAGAACGGCAGACACGACAAGACATGTTTTAGTAATTGATAATGCGTCTAGTACTTCAAACATATACAAAGTTATGAGAGTTGCTGAAAATACCTTTTACGATTTTAGTCCTAAAATAATTAATCCGTATGTTATGTCTGCAAAATATACTAAGAAGGCATATTCTGATGAATGTTATGATAAACTAATATCTTACAGATTTAGGAATAAGAGTGGCCCAAGATTTATTGAAGAGGATAGAGGAAACGGTACTGAAACTTATGCAGAAACTGGATATAAAGAAGCGGTTGCTTCTATGTATGTTATAGCAGACCCTAGTAATACAATAGGCACTGACGGCCATTTAGTACTAAGAAGCCCCACTGATTTTATAGGGAGCGATAAATTAGTATCTAATGGTGATAATTTCACTGTTGCTATGTACGATGGGGATTCTTCATTAAAAACTAATTTGAATATTACTCAAGTTACTGCTTCTAATAATCATGAAATGAAGTTTGAAAATATGGCTAATATGAAAGGTGCGACTTCCATAGGAGAAGTCTTTTCGATAGATGTAATAGAGGAAATAAAAGGTAATTATCAAGATGCAAGTATTGGTTGTGGAGTAAATGTATGTTTTGAAAGCGATAGTTTGCTAAATGACTTATTTGAAGATGAAGGTCTAGTATTTGAAAAGCAAGATTTTACTAATTTCCCACTGTTTATATCGCCGGAATATCGAGGAGTTAGTCTATTAACTGCGGCTAATTTCATCTTAGATAGAAAGAATAAGAAGTTGATATACGATAAGAAGTTTAGTATTAGAGACGCTGATTCAGTTTTGAATAAACCCAATGTTGTAATAAGTGAACAGGATGGAGAAATTAGTGTAAAGAGTATCTCTAAAGGTAAGCGACTATTTGATGTCTACAATGAAGTTATTGTTTATGGTAGAAATGTAAAAGCAATTAGAAAGAATCTGAGAAGTATAGAAAGAATAGGTAAAAAGACTTTAGAGATTTTAGACACTAACTTGTACACTCAATATGATGCAGAGCAAAGGGCTTCTAATCTACTTAGACTTCATAGTAAGATTGGAGAAACTATTGAAGTAGAAGCAAAGGGAGATAGATTATTTTTACTAAAGGTTGGAGATATAGTATCTTTAGAATTCCCATCACAGAATATACTAAGAGATGATTATTTAATTTTAGAATTAGAATATACTTTGGATGGATTTATGAGAATCAAACTTGGCGAAAACGCCAAAGGTCTAGAGGACAGATTCACAGAATTACTATTAGAAAATAGAAGGATAAGGGGCCTCACTAGACCCAAAGAATTCAAAGAACCTAGTAAATCTAATGATTTCTTTGAGAGTGTTAAAATAAAAGGGATTAGAATAAAAGCCCGTACAAGGTCATCTAGTGGAACCTTTACTCTAGGATTTTCGACACCGCTAAATATAACCACCGCCCCATTAGGATTCACTGGTGGAGCAACCATAACCTACACTACCATATTGGAGGAAGACCTATGATAACTGATAAAGGCAAATCGCTAATCGCCGCATATATCGCTAGTACTTTTACTAAAGCAAATGTGGGTTCGGGCGGAAACAATACTAGTCCTTCGCAACTAGAATTAGATGTTCCTTTACTAAGTACTCCTAAATCGGCAAGTGCTTCTACTTCAGATGAAAATGTTGTAGACTTTGGAGTAACTATCTTAGGAACAGATGCTAGTATTGTAGGAGAGACATTGAGAGAGATTTGTATAGAAGATTCTTCGGGCAATTTACTACTCAGAGTACCTTTTGAAGCAATAGGGCCTTTTAGTTCAAGCGAAGAAGTAGAGTTTTTTATAGCAGTAGAGGTGGAATGATATGGTAACAGTAAGGTTTGATAATTGTGGTATTTTGACAAAAATGGGAGATTCTTCTACCCATACTGGGGCATTAATTCCTCCGGTTGATGGCACTGATTTTCCGCATACAGGTTTGATTAAATTATTCGATGCACAAAGATATGGCTATGCAATACTAGAAGACAATGTTACAACTAATTCTAACAGTGGTACTGCCGCATCAGTATATGATAAAAACTTCAACATTGGAATGGATGATACTAGTAACTCCGGCAGAACGACAGTTGCAGTTATGTCCGGTGCTATTATCAGAAACGGAATACTAGTTAATGTATCAACAGGGGCTTCATTAGGAGTTGGTAAGCATTTAGTGGAAATAACTTCGGGAACCCCTACTGATGAACAATTTATAGAACAAGGTACTTCCGGACAAAACTTCTATCATGTAATTGTTGTAAATAGTTCTAATACCGTTAAGATTCGTAATCCTTCTGCTCAAGATAAAGTAGCGGATTTACTAGCGGGCGATATTCCTATTGCTATATTAAGAGTCCAAAATGGAGAATCTAAAACTGCTAGACAAATTCAATATTTAGGCACAGATAGAAGAGATGGTGGATTAAGCATATATTATACCAATTCAAATGTTCCTACTGAGTCTGTTAGAATAAGTGCTAGTGCTGGAGATACTACAATAGAAAATAAAGCCCAAGATAAAGATGTAATCTTCAAAGTAAATGATGGCGGGGCTTCAACCGAAGTAATGAGAATTGACGGTTCAAAATCAAAGGTAGGAATTGGTACAGGCGATGCAGTTTCTGCTACTTTACATGTTCAAGACACGACCACAGATGATAGCATTCCCGTAGTTTTAGTTGAATCAACGGATGCTGGTGCGGCTACTGGGCCGGAATTAGTTTTGTATAGAAACAGTTCGAGTGCGGCTGATAGCGATGCTTTAGGTCATTTATTGTATAGGGGAAAGAATGATGCAGGTTCTCCACAAGATGTAACCTATGCTCAAATATATGCTAAAATAGAAGACATGACAGATGGTACAGAAGACGGCCAACTGTATCTTAGAACTGTTATAGATGGAACCCTTAGAAATAGAATAGAATGTAATGCCTCTGAAGTGGTATTTAATCAAGGCTCAATTGATAGTGACTTTAGAGTTGAAAGTGATGGTAATATCAACATGTTATTTGTTGATGGACAAAATAATGAAGTAGGAATAGGCACTAATTCTCCTGCCGCTACATTAGATGTTGCTTCGGGAAGCACATTTAGAAATACAAGATTACTAACAGTTTCTTCTTCAACTAGCCCTTTAGCACTTACAGAGGCTTCACATGCAGGTCGCTATATTATCTATACAGGTTCTAGTGGACAATTGAATTTGCCAGCAACTTCGACTGCTGGTGAACATTATGCGATATTAAATGCTACAACCGGAGATATTACTATTGGTAGAAATAGTAATAATATTAATGGTGCAGGTTCTAATGTAACATTAGGAACATTCAAAGCCGCTACTTGTATTGCCATTGGTTCAAATAATTGGATGGTAATTGGTGTTTGATATGTATATTGCTTTAACAGGTTGCGCTCAACAAGGTGCTGGTTCTGCACCATTAGCCGCACAAATAGATATAGCGACATTAATTGATACAGTGGATGTGGCTGATGTTGCAACAGGTTCAGTTGTTACATTTACTACCTTAGCAGGACAATTAGATTACACTGTAGTACCAAGTGGAGGTACAGGAGCATATCAATTTACTTGGTCGGTATCTAAAGCCGCCGAAAACTCCGATACTGGAAGTAGATTCTCTATTGCTAGTACGGGAACAACGAACACAGTCAATTACAATTCATTGACTATTAATGGGGCAAGAGGCGCACTCGGAGGAGATGTGTTTGATGCAGAGTTTATTGTTGAATGTGAAGTTGATGACGGGCAAAATACAGTTACTGTTCAAGAGGCGGCTAGGGTGAATGGTATATCTTTATGATATATCCTTAGTTTTGCTTTAGGGTTTATAAATTTGCTAAAAATTGCAAAATTCAAAAATTAAAAAAATGAGGGAAGGGGCGTATTAGGCCCCCTCCCTCTTCTTATTCGACCAAATGCCTAAACATTCTCTACATTCCCACAATTTAATTCTTTCAGAAGAACCAACATAAAACGCTAACATTCGCTTTGCTATTGTTTTTTCTAAACAATAAGGGCATCTTTGTTTTAATGCCATTACTTATCGCCCTTTTCACTCATTAAACGCTTCATGTATTCTTCTACGCTTTCTTCGGAGATATTTGTAGCACCGAATGCCGCAAAGAATAGAAGCATTAGAATGATGATAAATACAAACAAGCCAAACCATTCCCAACCTGTCATTACCATTCCACCTCCAAATCCTTATGTGTTTCTTCTTCTATTGAAAATGCTTTAACAAAACCATTATCTTGACCGTATTTCCAAAGGTCATAAACTAACTGTGTATCTTTCATACAGTATTCTACCACTTCATCGTATTGGCCCATTTTCCATAACTTAGGAGCATCTGCACTATCCATTAGTTTGAAATCATCCATAGTACACTTAACTAGATTTTTAAGTTGAAATCTTTCACCATGTTCTTTTAACAAGATTTTACTAGTATCAATATACTTGTTTTCTGATAAATATTTTCTAATGCAAAATATATCTAATGAATCTCTAAGTATTGGTAAATCGAAAGCCGCAATATTATGACCTAATAGCAAACCGCCTTTTTCTAAGTGGTCGTCCAAATCGTACTTTAATTCTCTTAGAGTTTTGATGACATGGCCCGACTTAGCAAATGATGTAACCGGTTCATCTACATAGACTGTTCCTGTTTTACCATCCCAAGTAGCAACAGTAGAAACTTGAAACATGTGAGTATTGGCAAATCCACCAATCTCATAAGACATGTTTTTTGTCTCAATATCTAGTGCTAATACATTAGACATGACAATCATTCCTTACTGCCATTACTCCAAAGTTTGCTAATCTTTTCTTCTTCCTTGTTCACCTTTGGTTCATCAGTATCTGTTCTTCTTTTCAAGAAACAAACAATTTGGGAACCGGCAACAATTAACTGAGAACAACATTCCCACCCATCTTCACCATAGGTGTCTAATGTCTCAATAATTACTTTTGGCCCCTTTGCTACTTCAAAAACAAGGTATGTGTTTTCCCACTTCATTCTTCATCACCTCTAACTATTAATTTAATGTAAGTACTTCTTCCTTCTTTCATTTCATGGAATTTGTGTCGTATTATCTGATAATGTCTGTAAATCTGCGCTCTAGATTTCTTTGCTTTCTTTCTTACTTCTGTTAGATAAGTACTTTTATTGACATAACCTTCATTATCTTTTTTAATTGCATTATAAGTAGAAATAAACTGTGGTTCTAATGAGTTTTCAGTTATTGTTGCCCTCTTAGCCTTCAAGGACTGTTCCAACCACATTACCAATGTCTTATAGCACTTTTGTATAATAACTGAGGCTTGTGCTACATGCACTCCCGTTACAATAAATCTGTCTTCTTTATTAGTAATAGAAGGTGCAGACGCAACTGCTGAAAGCACGGACATCTTAATCAATATCTTCATCAATCTAGTTGTAAAGTTAGAACATATTTTTGCTACATCGGGTCTAGTATTTTGTAAGTAAAGATTCATTTTAGTGTATTCTAATTTGAGAGCCTGTCTGAAATCCTCACTGTATCTAATGGTTCTCAGTGGGTCTTTTCCAACCTCATCGAATCTTTCTCTAACTAGATTGTAAATGGTATGTAGGGAGTTTGCGAATTTTTCTACTGGACTCTTGACTTCTTCTATAGTACCGGCCTTATCTAATTGTTCTAATCTCATTTCATCTTGTATGTATTGAGGCACTTCCCAAACATAAAGAAGCATTCTTTGCAATACTCCCTTTTCTGCCATCACAGTATTGAGATTAGTAGGTGGATAAGTCATAGCCAACACTGAACGCTCGCAGAAACACTCCATAGTTTGTCCATCCATCGAATCTAGAGCCTTAGAGATAATCCAAGACTGTCCTGCTAGGCTATTCATTAGTGTGTTTAGATAGACGATACTCTGCTCTTTGTGTTGAGATGTCTTGAATACTCCGGAGTACTCAAACTCATCCCAATGGGCTAATCCGCTACCTTCAAGAATACCGGCCCTTCTAACCCATGAGACTTCTCCATCATCATCAACTTCTTTTACATACTTACCAATCAATACAGAATCGGTATAGTCTGTAACTCCAAATACATCAAAGGTTCTAGTCATAGGAGTACCATTGGCATCAATGAATGGCGGGTGTTGGTTTTGTTGATTGATTAGTTTGAATGTTTCCTTTGCTACTTCTCCCACGAAGTTCCAAAGAGTAGACTTTCCTGTACCGGAAGTCTGTACCCAACAGAAATGTACTCTGCTATCTTCTATGTTTCTACCACTAGGGATTCTAATGAAGTCTTTACAAATCTGTCCTATCAAAGTGTAGTAGCAGATACTTGCTGGTATTCCATTTCTATGGGAAACTTCTACCGCAGACTTCTCAAACTCTCTAACGACATAGGGCAAGGCCTCTCTTACAATTCTAGCGTCTTCTTCAAAGGAGTCGTAATCCTCCCTTTCTTCATTTTCATATTCTTCTTTCATATTTTTATTCTCTCCTCTGAGTTAAGGGTGGAAATTATTCTTTTGGCTAAGGTATCTCCAATTCCTTCTATTGCTTGGATTTGATATTCCGAGCATTCTCCTATTTCCATAATAGAGCCAAACTCTTTGATTAGGTCTTTTGCTTTTTTAATTGATACTCCCTTAATACTAGTTAGCATATCTAGTCTTAAATCGTCTGTGCTTAATCTCTTGAATACTTGTGGTCTAATAGTTTCTCTAGTGATTGGTTTTATTTTAGAAACTCCAGTAATAATAGCCGCCGCATCTTCTACTGAAGAAACCCATACTGGTTTAATATCGGTATCTAGGATAATTCTTGCTATTGCTCCTAGAAACTTATTGTTTAACATGGTTTTTCTACCGGCGATTGGTAATTTACTTTTTGAGTTTTCAATTATATTTAGAATTGCTTCATCTAAACTGCCATGTATAATAACTACATTTGTTTGATAGTGCCTATCCATGTTATCTAATTGAGTCCATAGTCTCTTTGACATTACAGAACCTAAGAAATCTATTGTAGACTTTGCTTCAAAACAAACATCGTCATAAACATAGTCTCCAATTTCAATCCATCTTTTTTCATTTGGTATATTTAGCGCATTGGCCTTTTTAATTACCAAATCTGCCAAAGTAGAAGTTTCTCTTGAATCAATTATTAGCATCTTTATCTCTCCTTAGCATAGTTAAGTTTCTACATTTAGTAACCCATACATTTTCACCATCCATCTTTACTAATTGTCTTTCTGTTATTCTTTTTCTATATGTTTTGAAACCATTATTCCTTGCTATGTTTCCAATATATGAAGTGTTCTTAGTTAGTTCTTTTTTATCAAATGCGTATATGGTTGGTATTCTTTTATTTACTTCATCTTTTACATCTGAAAGTAATATTTCATCTTCTACATCATCTAAAATAGATAGAATTACATCTTTAATAAGTCTAAATCTA